GCCGAGCTGGTCATTCTCTTTGGTGAGTCTGGCGCGGGCAAGAGTTTCACGGCGCTGGACCTGGCCGGCGCTGTGGCCCGCGGCATAGAGTGGCGCGGCAACCGGACCCGCAAGGGGCGCGTCGTGTACATCGCTGCCGAAGGCGCTGGGGGTTTCCGCAATCGCCTGCTGGCGTACGCGCAGCGTGAGGGTATCGCCTTGGGCGATGTCGACCTGCACGTGATCGCGGCGGCGCCGAACCTGCTTGAGCGCATCGATGCGCTGGACGTGGCCCGGTCGATCGGCAAGGCCGACCTGGTCTTCGTCGACACCCTGGCCCAGGCCACGGCCGGCAGCAACGAGAACTCGGGCGAGGACATGGGCAAGGCCCTATCCCACTGCAAGGGTATCCATCGCGCCACTGGTGCCACCGTGGTGCTTGTCCACCACGCCGGCAAGGACTTGACCAAGGGCGCCCGTGGGTGGTCGGGCCTACGGGCCGCTGCCGACGCCGAGATAGAGGTGTCCAGGCAGGAGCCTATCCGCATGCTGCGCATGACCAAGCAGAAGGACGGCGAGGACGGCAAGTGCATCTACTTTGACCTTACCCAGGTGCCTATCGGCATGGACGAGGATGGCGACACGATCACCTCGTGCGTCATGAACTACGACGTGACGGCGCCGGTGGCGAAGCAGGGCGGCCCCAAGTTGAACCAGTGGGAGACCCTAATCATGACCTCTTTGACAATCATATCCGAGTCACAGTCGGCCGGGATTGAGAAGAAAGCGGTCGTCCTGGACGCATTGGAGGCGTACAAAACACAGGGTGGCGTTAATACTTCGGCAAGGGATTTACTGAACAGGGCGGTTAAAACGTTGGCAACAAAGGAATATTTTATTGTCGAGGATGACTGTATCGAGCTCCTGAAAGGCGACCTATGAACTCGCAAAACATTACATGTGGTTGTTTTTGCGACACAACAAACCCAACAACAGGCCCAACAACATGTTGTGTCGGGAACCTAAAAAACCCAACAACACAACAAACCCCTTTAGGGGTGTTGTGTTGTTGGGTTTTATAACCCGCGAAGTTTTACCAGTTGGAGCGTACTTGCAAATTTTTACTAGACAGAGATTGAGGATGATATGAAACATAAAAATGTACCTAATAGCAACCATATCGAAAATTGTAATTTTGTCGGCGTGCAATGGGATTCCAAAGCAGTCGCTACTGTTCAAACTATCCCCGACGGCTTACTGGAAAACGCCAAAGCATTTCACTCGCTGATTAGCGTTCTTAAAGCCCAGAACGTAGAGATAAAAGCAATGCTTAATATCGAAACGCCTCGGGGTGAAAAATGAAAACCTTCGGAAGCGTTTTGATCACCGGCGGCACCGGCTTCTTCGGCCGTGGTTGCGTGAGAGCATTGCTCGACGGCAAGCTGTCGGATCGGGTGTGTATTTACAGCCGGGACGAGTACAAGCAGTCGCTGATGCGGGCCGAGTTCAAGGACGACCCACGGCTGCGTTTCTTCGTTGGCGATGTCCGGGACAAAGACCGGCTGACACAGGCTATGCAAGGCGTGAACGTGGTGATCCACGCCGCTGCGTTGAAGCGAGTCGAGGTAGGGGAATACAACCCGGCCGAGATGGTCAAGACGAACGTGCTCGGGTCCATGAACGTGATCGACGCCGCCTACCTGGCGGGGGTGCAGAAAGTTGTCATGCTGTCTACAGACAAGGCTTGCGAGCCAGCTAACGCCTACGGCGCGTCGAAGCTCATGGCCGAGAAGCTATTCCTGGCCGCGAACGTCACCCACGGCATGGCCCGCACCTACACAGGGCCGAAGTATGCGGTCTGCCGGTACGGCAACGTCGCCGGTAGCACAGGGTCGGTGATCCCGACCTGGCGCCGCATCCTGGCCGAAGGGGGGCGCTTGAGCGTGACGGACCGCTGGTGTACCCGGTTTTTCATGACCCTAGACGAGGCCGTGCGTTTGGTGATCAACACGGCCACGACGATGAAAGGGGGTGAACTGGCGATACCGCAGCTGCCAGCCTATCGGCTGCAGGATCTGGTCGTCGCTCTCGGGGGCAATCTTGAGGCAGTTAAATCGACAGGCCTCGGCAAAGGCGAGAAGCTGCACGAGTCCATGGTGCCGGGCGCGACGAGCTACGAAGCACGGCGCATGACGATCGATGAACTTCGGGAGGCACTGAGCCATGTCGTATAACCCTAAGTTCGGATACCGCGTTGATACAGTCGGCCGCGCTTGCTTCGCGTTCAAAAATGGCGATGGTTTCTGGTCCTACTACGCCGACAACGTGAACGGCACGACGGAGCGCGACGGCGCCATCGAGTTCGATGGCAAGGTGTGGCGATCGCAAACCGGGCGGGTTGTCCACGCGCCGAAGGCGGTCATGGACGATTTTTGTTTTCTTGTAGCAGTGGAGGCTTGACATGTACAACCCGCACCAAGTCACGAAGGACTTCGAGGCCGCTCTTTGTGCCTACACGGGAGCGCGCTTCGCGGTCACGACCACATCATGCACGCAGGCGATCCTGATGGCGTTGGCGTGGAACAATACGGCCTTTCGCGAAGGCGGGGTGCTTTGGGCGTTCATGCCGCCTACCATTTGGATGCCAAAATTTAGCTATGTCGGCGTGCCGGCCGCCGCAAAGAATGCCGGGTTTAAGGTGTTCTTCGCGGACGACGATTGGGATGGGGAGTACCGATTGAAGCCAACCCCGGTCTGGGACAGTGCGCGCCGCTTTACTTCCAATATGTACCGTCCAGGTGCGATGCAGTGCGTGTCCTTCCACTGGTCCAAAACCCTTGGCCTATCCCAGGGCGGCGCTATCCTGCATGACAACCCCGAAGCCGATGCATGGCTGCGGCGCGCGCGCTTCGATGGCCGCACCGAGGGCGTCGACCCGAAGAACGACCAGGTGCAGTACCCATCCTGGCATGCGTACCTGTCACCCGAGGTGGCCGCCCACGGGTTGATGAAATTGTCGCTGCTGCCGAAGCACAACCCCGACTTACCCAAGTCGGATTATCCCGACCTCTCACTCATAAAGGCCTTTCAATAATGGACATTCGAAACGACTTGACGATGCAAGTGGCCGCGCGCGACGGCAAAGTAATCCTGCTGTTTTCGCGCCACCATGAGGCAACCAACGACCTCGTGCCCGAGAAGACGGATCACATGATGCTCGACCCGCAAGGCGCGCTGCTCGCCGCCGAGTGCATGAGCGCGATGGCGTTTGAGGCCGACACTGGCCTCAAACCTGTGGGTGAGGTGCTCAAGGTCGAGCTGGTGCAGAAGCACCGCGAGAAGCTGGCGCCGCGCTTGGCGTTGATGCTGAACTCCATGCGCGAAAACAAGCGCATCACAAACCAGCAATTGGCCAAGCAGATGCTCGACGCTTTCTGCAGCGAGGTGTTCTCGTGAACGCGCGCATTGCCATCATCCCGGCGCGGGGCAACAGCCGGCGCATCTACAAGAAAAACATCGCGCTATTCCACGGGAAGCCAATCATCGCTTACTCCATAGAGACAGCGCTCGCGTGCAATCTGTTCGATGCTGTGATCGTGTCGACCGACAGCCAAGAGATTGCCGACATCGCCCAGATCTATGGCGCTGTGGCGCTGATGCGCGACGCCGAGCACTCGGAAGACCACGTCGGCACACAGGACGTAGCGCGCAACGTGCTCGACGAGCTCAAAGAGAACGGACATGCATTTGCATACGCATGCGTGATCTACCCCACGGCGCCGATGATGACGCCGGGCGACCTCATCGCCGGGTACACCGAGATCGAAGCATCAGGCGCTGGCTTCGTGATGTCGGTGGGCGATGCGCCGCTGGCCGACGCGGGGCAGTGGTACTGGGGGGTGCCCGATTACTTCGGGGTCGATCCGCTCATCTCGACGCGCACGACGATGTACCCGATTCCGAAAGAGAGGGTATGCGATGTCAATCACCCCGATGATTGGGCGCAGGCCGAGGCGATGTACAAAAAATGGAAAGGAATTTGATCATGAAATGGTGCCGTACTTGCTGTTACCCGGACACGAAGCCCGACCTGCATTTCGATGAGACAGGCCAGTGCAGCGCGTGCGTGAACCACGCTAAGCGCCCAACGATCGAATGGGCCGCGCGCGAGCAGGAGCTGCGCGCGCTGCTGGCGAACGCGAAGCCGAACCGCTCGGGTTACAACTGCATCGTGCCGTCGTCGGGCGGGAAGGACAGCACGTTTCAAGTCCTGAAGATGATCGAGATGGGCGCCAAGCCGCTCGTCGTAACCGCGGCCACCTGCTACATGACCGAGATCGGCCGCAAGAATATCGACAACCTGGCGCGTTTCGCGACCACGATTCAAGTGACGCCAAATCGCGCCGTGCGGGCGAAGCTGAACCGGCTTGCGCTGCGGATGGTGGGCGACGTGTCATGGCCTGAGCACTGCTTGATCTTCACCACGCCGTTCAAGGCGGCCGTCGACTACGACATCCCGCTCGTCATGTATGGAGAAAACCCACAGGAAGCGTACGGCGGCCCGCAGGGCAGCGACGCAGCCAAGACCATGACCCGGCGCTGGGTGAGCGAGTTCGGCGGCTTCCTGGGCCTGCGCCCCGCCGACTTCGTTGGTCTTGACGGCATCACTGCGCAAGACATGCAGGACTACATGCCACCGACCGAAGGCATGATCTATGGCCAAGGTATCGAGGCGCACTTCCTCGGCCAATACCTCGAGTGGGACTCGAAGATGAATTTCAAGGTGGCTGTCGACAATGGTATGCAGTTCAAGAACCCGGCGCGCGCGAACTGGTGGGGTTTCGAGAACCTGGACAACGCGCTGCATGGTCTCCATGATTTTATGATGTACAGGAAGTACGGGTATGGTCGAGGCGCCGCGCAGATCAGTGTCGATGTGCGCAATGGTGAGACGCGATTGGAAAGCGCGCGCAGCTGGTGCACGCACAACGATGGCATTTTCCCTGCCGCGTATGGCGGCGTTCACGTTCACGATATCCTCGCACACATCGGCGTGACGATGGACGAGTTCAAGCGGATCGTTGACAGGTTCACTGATTGGTCGCTCTTCGATCGTGTTGGCGAAGACGGCGCGCGCCTCAAGGTGCCGCAATGCTAGCCAAGCGCATCATACCGTGCCTCCTGGTCCGGGGTCGCCAGCTCGTGAAGGGCAAGCAATTTCGTTCATGGCGCAGCGTAGGCGTCGCCGAACAGGCTGCTCGCATCTACGCCGCGCGTGGCGCCGACGAACTGTGCATCTTGAACATCGGCGCAACGCCGAGCAATGAAGGCCCGGACTTCGCCATGGTCGAGCGCATGACGGCGAACAACTTCTGCCCCGTGTCGGTGGGTGGGGGTGTGCAGACTGTGGAAGATGTTCGGCAATTACTGCTCGCAGGCGCGGATAAGGTGGTCATCAACACAGCCGTTGCAGAGAGCAAAACATTGTTGCGTGCTTGCGCCGACAAATATGGGTCGCAAGCCATTTGCGTAAGTATCGATTATACGGATGGCAGAATAGCCACGCACTGCGGGGCTATTATATGGGATTCGCAACCGTTTTATGGTGTGGCGATGCAAGCGGAAGGCGCGCAGCATTGCGGAGCCGGCGAGATCCTGCTCACATCTATCGACCGTGACGGCATGATGGAAGGCTACGACCTCGACATGATCAGGGCCGTGTCTGCCGCTGTCGATATCCCTGTAATCGCAGCAGGGGGGTGCGGCACGCCACAACATGCGCTTGAAGCGTTGCAGGCCGGCGCCGACGCTGTGGCGATCGGCTCCATGTTTTTGTTCACTGACCACACCCCCTCGAGTGTGGCGGAATACCTCACCTCGAAAGGAATTGTATGTCGGACCTAGTTTTAACTTCGGTGTACGAAGATGCGCACGCCTCACATTACCTGTACGCTCTGTTGGCGCAACGCGAAATGCACGAGAGCATCAGCCACAAGACAATGCCGGAAGTGCCGGATCATATCGCGTTCATCGACAGCAAACCTTACGAGGCGTGGTATCTGGTGTGGGTAGGTAGTGCACCGGTCGGGGCCGTGTACCTGTCCAAGCAGCGCGAGATCGGTATTGCGATCTTCAAGGAGCACCGCCGGCGCGGGTACGGGGTTAAAGCTGTGGTGGCGCTGATGGAACTACATCCCGGCAAATTTTTGGCGAACATCAACCCGGGTAACGCCGGCTCGCAGGCGATGTTCAGGAAGTTGGGCTTCGATATGGTGCAAGTGACTTACGGGGTGGAAGCATGAAACTCGCGTGCGGGATGGTCGTGTTCCTCCGCATGGCGTTTAGCGACCATCGCCGTTTGCATTACGGCGAGCACGCCAAGAAAGTAGTGATACACCCAGAGCATTACGCCGAACTGGTGCTCGAACTTGAGCCCCAATTCATCTATTTCAACCCCACCAATCCAATCCAGATGCCACCGGGTGCGCTGATGTTTGAAGGCATACTCGTGGAATCGTCTGAAGAGCCAGGCACGCCGAAGCTCATCAATTGCAAAAATGAGGTGATCTACTTATGAAACAGCCTTTCATCGTCGCCGAGCTTTCGGCATCGCATAACGGCAGCCTTGAGCGCGCACTGGCAATTGTTGATGCTGCCGCTAATGCGGGTGCTGATGCTCTAAAAATCCAGACGTGGGAACCTGACACGATGTGCCTCGACCGTTCCTACGTGCTCCCCAAAGGGCGCTGGGCGGGCACGAACTTGTTCGACTTGTACCGCGAAGCGCATTTGCCTTGGGAATGGCACAAGCCGATCTTCGACCGCTGCCGCGAGCGTGGCATCGAGTGCTTCAGCGCGCCGTTCGATAAGGCGTCCGTCGATTTTCTCGAAACGCTGGGCGTGAAGCGATTTAAGATCGCCTCGTTTGAGCTGGTCGATCTTGATCTGATTCGGTATGCAGCCTGCTCGGGCACCCCCATGATTCTGAGCACGGGCATGGCATCGCTGGATGAGATCAAGGCTGCAGTTACCGCATGTGAACAGGAGGGTTGCCGAGACATCACACTCCTGCAATGCACCAGCGCGTATCCTGCTGACGCGAGCGACGCCAACCTGCTGACAATGCGGTCCATGAACATCGAGACTGGCTGGCCCGTCGGGCTGTCCGACCACACACCCGGCATCGGTGTGGCCGTGGCCGCCGTCGCACTTGGCGCGGTCATGGTTGAGAAGCACATGACGCTGAGTAGGGCGGATGGTGGCCTGGATGCATCGTTCAGCATGGAACCGCACGAGTTTAAGCAGATGGTGGTCGAGTGCCGGCGCGCAGCCAGCGCCAGCGCCATCGGCACGCCAGTCTACGGGTGCGGGCCGAATGAGAGCACCGAACTGCGCCGGTCGCTGTACTGGGCGAAGGACATCAAGGCGGGGGAGGTAATAACGGCTGAGCATATACGGACGGCTAGGCCAGCGCTCGGGGCTTACTGCGACGCCGCAGCGCTGTTCGTTGGTGAGACAGCGAAGTGCAGCCACAAGGCGGGTATGCCGGTATGATTGACTGGTTCCGCGTCATCACCGACCTTGAGCGGGTCTACAGCCTAGCGCAGATCGGCCGGGCCGTGAACCTGGACGCCGCTACGGTGTGGCGGTACAAGGGCGGCGCGGAACCAAAGTACTCGGTTGGGGTGGCTTTGTTGGATATGCATAGCAAGTTGCCAAAAATAAAGCCCGCTCAGTAGCGGGCTTTATGTTGGAGCGGTGTTGGCTATTTCGTATTGGGGAACTTGGTAAAAGTTGTTCCTTCAGGGGCGCCGCGCGATATGGTATCCGAGATCAGACCGAACACCGGGACTTCCTTAAGCCAAATAAAATCAGTTCCGATTTTGATGCCCAGCACACCGGCCGGGGTTTCGTAGTAGCCCTTGGCGTTGCCGTTAAAGGATTTAACCCGGCCAAGTTGATTTTCGTTAAGGGTTGCCATGTTTTTCTCCGGTTGGGTTGTGCTGCGATGACTGAACTATAGCACGGAATCCGTGCATTGCAAGGGTTTATTTCACGAATATTTTGATCATGAACAATTCCCACAGGCCTGGGTGCATTGCTGCCTTGCCCGCTTCCCAGTCCTGCCAGGTGCGCATGGTGGACTGGATCAAGGCTGCCGCTGCCGTTTGGGACAACCCGGCCACTACGCGAGCGGCGCGGATTTCTGGGGGTGTGGGGCTCATGACTACACCGCGAAAGGGGAGATGCCATATTTCGTGGCGATTTGCTTACGCTTCGTTTCGGCTTTATCGGATGCGTGGCGAGTGAACTCCCGGAAGGAGGCGCCAACAGCGATTTTCAACACGCGGGCCTGATTCAGCGTGGTGTTGTAGTTGATCGACTCGTCGGTGTTCGCAAATTCCGCTTTGGCCAGGCCCACTTTAGTGTTGTAAGCCGTCTCAGCCTCCGACCGAATGGTTTTTGTATCCCTCCCACTATGGCGGGTTGCGCAAACGCAACCGAAGTAGAACACCACACCATCGTCGCGTTCCATGGCGACAGTTGATTTCAAGTTCGATTTGCCGCAGCAATCGCAAGTATTAACATCGTCTACGATTGCGAGAGTCTTGTAAGTTGCCATGATTTTCTCCGGTTGGGTTTGTGCTGCTGGTATGACTGAACTATAGCACGGATTCCGTGCATTGCAAGCTTTTATTTTTATTGCGAAAACGCAATGGGTTTTGTGGCAATATGCTTGACTAAATGCATGATTGCACGGGGATAACGTGGCCCTGAACGCCAAACAACTGAGGTTTTGCCAAGAATATGTGATCGACTGCAACGCTACTCAAGCTGCTCACCGCGCTGGGTATAGCCCTCATACAGCCGCATCGCAGGGGGGTCGCCTGTCGCAACATGTTGAAGTTCAAGCGGAAATACAGCGTTTAACACGGGAAATAGGCAAGAAAACCGAATTTACTGCGGAAAATGTACTGAGAGAGGTCTGGCGCCTAGCATCGTTTGACCCGCGCAAGCTGTACAACGACGATGGCAGTCTGAAAAGCATCACCGAACTGGACGACGACACAGCGGCAGCGATCCAGGGCCTCGAAGTCGAGTACCTGGAGGTGGGTGGTAAGGTGCAAATGCTTTCCCCTGAGGAAGAATTCCTTGGCGAGGAGCCAGTCAAAGCGCCAAAAGCACGTATCACGACCAAGAAACTGAAGTGGGCCGACAAGAACACAGCGTTGACCCTGGCCATGAAGCGCTTCGGGTTGCTGGTCGATAAGGTCGAGGCCACGGGCAAAGACGGCAAAGACCTGGTGCCGCCAAGCGACCCGGTCGAGACCGCAAGACAGATTGCTTTCCTCTTGGCAACAGCAGCGAACAAAGGAGCTTAACCCATGGCAACGGACAAGAAACCAGCATCGCCGCTCACTCAGCGCGTGCCGCCAGTGACGGAAACGATCATGGGCAAAGCCAAACCAGCGGCACCGGGCAAGCCGGGGCAAATGACCACTATCCTCGGAGGCAGCCGTGGCAAATAACATCTATTCCCCAGGGCCGCAAACGATTCTCACGTCCTCGTCAACCGGCTCTGGCAGCTGGTATCGCCTGCACCCGCAAGTGCGCAACATCACGTTCCAGTGCCTGCAATCGGGCTCAAGCGTCGGCGTGACAGTGGGCAGTACCATCTACATCGAGGTGAGCAACGATGGCGTGAATGCGTTGGCCACGAAGCCAATCACGGTCGCGTTCAATGGCGCCAGCCCGCAAAGCGATGGCGCCACGCTCGACGCGCACTACGAATACGTGCGCGCCACCTTGAACGCGAGCACCACCGGTACGGTCAGCGTGATCGCCTCGGCCCAGTTCGGGAGCCAATGATGCGGCGCGCGCTCCCCGCTCTGTTGTTCCTGGCCCAGTGCTGCTATGCGCAGGTCACGACCAACCCGTCCGTTACGGGCGTCCCCGCGCCGCAGTCCTCGGTCGCGATCACTGGTGGCACGATCAGCAGCACGCCTATCAGCGGCTCCACTGGCTCGTTCACCACCCTTACTGCTTCACAGGGCCTCACGCTCCCAACGGTCGAGAACGCGCTCACGGCCGGCGCGGGCGGCACGCAAGCCGGTTGCCTGGCGCTCAGCTCAACCGCTACGTTTCACAGGATCACGACAGTTGCCTCGAACGCCGATTCGATCTGTTTGCCGACCGCTACAGCCGGTGCGATGCATTACATTCGCAATGATGGTTCGAGCGGGAATGCGATCATGGTGTTCGGCACCTCGCCTGACACGATCAACGGCATCGCGACAGCTACTGGCGTGAGCATGTCGGTCAATCAGGGCGCATGGTTCATCAGCACGGCCAACGGTGCGTGGACAAGTACTGGACCCTTGCTGTTCACGGGCACAGGCGTCGTCGGCGTACGCCAAACGAGCCCTTCGCTGATCACTCCTGTCCTTGGCGTCGCAGGCGCTACCAGCATGAACTTGACTGGCGGCGGCCTGACATGGACCAATGACAATACCTACAATTTTGGTGCTGTTGGCGCCAACCGCCCGGCCAACATTTATGCCGGGACCAGTGTCAATGCGCCAGCTATCACGGCCAGCGCAGCGCTAACCGGCGCATCCACTAGTTTGACAGGCGGTGGGATCACCTGGGTCAATGACAATACCTATAACATCGGCGCTGCTGGTGCGAACAGGCCAGCGAATATCTACGTGGGTACGAACGCAGTCATCGGGGGGACCATCACCGCTGGCGCTATCGCGTCCAATGCATCTGCGCAGTCCGGCTACCTCTGCTACAACACCAGCGGCGGCGTGATCACGTACGATGGCGGCGCCACATGCTTGATCTCGTTGGAGGAGTACAAGGATAACCACGGCTATATCACCGGTCCTGATGCCATGAAGGATGTCATGGCCTTGCGCCCATTCTGGGGCTCGTACAAAACCGACAGTACCTTGCATGACGCGCACGAGCAGCCTTTCCTCGGCGCTCGCCAGGTCGAGTCCGTTGACAAGCGGCTCGCAGCCTACGGCGAGGACAACGTGCTGCGCTCGGTGCGCTACCAGAACTTGACTGCTGTGCTAGTGGCCGCGATCCAGGAACAGCAGAAACAGATCGATCGCATGTACTGGTGCTTGATGGCGCTGGCAGCATTCTGTGGCTTCATGTTCGTAACAGTTAGCCGACTGCCTCGGCCACTCCACAGCAGCCAGTAGGCGAGAAACGTTATAAGGAGATTATCATGCCATTCGGATCAACCAGCATCAGTTCGCTCACGCGTGAGCAATTGCGCAGCCAGATCGTCACGTCCCTCTTCGGCCGTCGCGCCGGCTTGGACGCTAACGGTTACGAGGTCGGTCATCAAGACTCACGCACACCGATCGACAACATCACGACCACGGCGGCCACGTCGTTGATCCCGAACGGGTGCAGCGTGCTTAGCGCTACGCCGGCGTCGAGCGCGATCTACACGATGTTCCAGGCCACAGCCGGCGTCTACAAGGAGATCACGCAGATCAGTACTCCTGCCGTGGGCTTCCAGATCCAGCTGGGCGACAACGCGCATATTGTCACGACCGCCGGGACATCGTTTAACCAGATCACGATCGGCGGCGTGGGCGGTGGCATTAACATGTTCTGCATCTCGAGCAGCACAGCAACCGGCCCGATTTGGATCACCGATGGCTACGTAAGCACCGGCACGATCTTCTCGACCTATTAATCGAAGTATCTGAGGAGGTATTCGATTATGAGAATTGCACTACTCGGCTCTGCCCCGTCATCCCTGCCCCTGGCTCCGTTCAAGGACGAGAGCTATGCGGCCTACGCAAACGGCAAACCAAATATCCAACCACCGGCGCCGTTTATCGAGCAGTCGTGGCAAATCTGGGCTTGCTCGCCAGGTGTCTACGGCCGTGTTGAGCGTTGCGATGCCTACTTCGAACTGCATCGGTGGGAACCGGGCAAGCCGTGGTTCAGTCCCGAGTATTGCCAGTTCCTGCGCGAGTTCAAAGGCCCGGTCTACACCGGCGGTGTGGTGCCTGAACTGCCAACTGGCGAAGTGTACCCGATCAAGCAGATTGAGGGCGAGTTCAGCTCCTATTTCCTGACCTCAAGCCTGTCCATGATGTGTGCGCTGGCGATCTACCAACTGGGCCAGCTCGATAAACAATTTGAAGCGGCAGGTGTACCCAAAGAACAGCACACCATCGGCATGTGGGGCGTGGACATGGCCGCGAACGAGGAGTACGGATATCAGCGTGCCGGCTGCCAGTACTTCATCCTGGAAGCGCTGCGCCGCGGTATCGAGATTTATGTGCCGCCAGAGTCCGACCTGTTGCGCCCGATGCCTGTCTATGGCATGTGCGAATGGGACCACAACTGGATCAAAGCGACAGTGCGCCTGCAGGAATTGCAGATGCACGAGAACAACGCCATGCAGTCGATGCGCAACACCGAGCAGACGCTTTCGTTCTTCAAGGGCGCCCGTGAGAACCAGCGCTACAACATGGACACGTGGACATCGCCTTACGGCATTCAGTCGGGTCAGTTCATCAAGGCTGTGCAGGTGCCGGACGAATAACCATGAGCGACCTCGACGCGATCATTGCCCGCCTTGCTGGCCTTCCTGAAAAGGAACGCCAGCAAGTGGCAATGGACGCGGCAAAGGGCGTGCGTGACATGGGCGCCAAGTGGATACCAAATCCCGGGCCGCAGACGGATGCCTACTTCAGCAAGGCAGATTGCTTGCTGTACGGCGGCGAGCCGGGCGGGGGCAAGTCCCAACTCTGCCTGGGCCTGGCCTTCAACGAGCACCAGCGCAGCGTGATCATGCGCCGCAACTACGCGGATCTTGACCGCATCGTCGAGGACGCGCTCAAGATTCACGGATCGCGCGACGGCTTCAACGGCTCGCCACCACCTAAACTCAAGATCAGCACCAAGCAGATCATCGACTTCACCGCGGCGAACCACGTCGGCGACGAGCAGGGGCAGATGGGCAAGGGGCGCGATCTGATCTGCTTCGATGAGGCCACCCACTTTGCCGAGTCCCAGATTCGTTTCGTGATGGGCTGGAACCGCACGGAAGATCCGAATCAACGCTGCCGCGTCATCCTGGCCACGAATCCGCCTTTGGCGGCCGAGGGATTGTGGGTGCTTGACATGTTCGCGCCATGGCTGGACCCCAAGTTTCCCAACCCCGCCAAGCATGGCGAGCTGCGCTGGGTGCTATCGGACGAAGACGGCAAAGACATGTGGGTAGATGGCCCTGACGACTGCCGCCAGATCCGGGGCAAGATCATGTACCCGACCTCGCGGACCTACATTCCGGCCGCTGTCAAGGACAACCCCTACTATGTCGCATCCGGCTACGAGCAGCAGCTCGACGCCATGCCCGAGCCGTATCGCTCGCTGCTCATGGGTGGTTTCCGGACCGCGTTCAAGGACTTGCCGAACCAGATCATCCCCACGAAGTGGGTGCAGATGGCGCAAGAGCGCTGGACCGACAAGCCACCGAAGGACATCCCGATGTGCACGATGGGTGTTGATGCTTCGGGCGGTGGTGAAGACCCTATGATCATTGCCAGCCGGTACGACGGGTGGTACGCGCCGATTATCGAGGTGCAGGGCAAGGAGATCCCGATGGACCGCGCCGGGTCATATTGCAGCGGCATCGTGGTGTCCCATCGGCGCGACCGCGCGCTAGTGGTGATCGACATGGGCGGCGGGTACGGCGGCCCGATGTACGAGCACTTGCACGCGATCCCGGTCGAGGTGAAGGCGTACAAGGGGGCCGAGGCGACGAACCGGCGCACCAGCGACGGTAAGATGCGGTTCACGAACAAGCGTAGCGCGGCGCTGTGGGGCTTTCGCGAGGCGTTGGACCCTGGTCAGCCAGGCGGCAGCCCGATTGCCTTGCCACCGGGCGGCAAGGTGCTGGCTGACCTGACTGCACCAACGTTCGAGGTGACGCCGAACGGGATCAAGGCCGAGCCCAAAGAGAAGGTTTGCGCGCGCCTCGGCCGCTCGACCAATGAAGGCGACGCCGTGGTCATGTCCTGGTACGAGGGGCCGCGCATGCTGACCGATGCGATGGACTGGATCGACCGCGCCCAGGCTATCAAGCCGATGGGCCGTCAGCCGCAAGTCGTGGCCGGCCCGCGCAAACCACTGAGCGCGCGGCGATGATCACAATCCGCCCAGTCGTGCCCACCGAGGTACTGCCCGAGATCAAGGCGCTGATGGCCGCCCATTGGCGCGAGACAGAGAGCAGCATCGGCGACGGGCCAGACCCACAGGCTGAACTGTATAAGGCCGGCGAGGATGCGGGTGTGGTCGTCGCCTTCGGCGCCTTCGACGGCGAGACAATGGTGGGGTATGTGACAGTTTTCGTCACATCGCAGATGCACTACGGTTTTCTGTGCGCGAACCACGACACACTGTTCGTGCACAAGGACTACCGGGGGCGCACCGGTATCGCGCTGGTGCGGGCAGCAGAGAAGGAAAGTGCCTTGAGGGGGGCGAAGTTTATTGCATGGCATGCAAAGATCGGCAGCGCTTTCGAGCAGCTGCTGCGCCGAATGAATTACCCGAGCGAAGAAATTATCTTCAGGAAGGAACTAGCATGCCAGTGATCCCATTCATTCCGGCGATGATCACCATTGCGTCGAAGGTCGGCACGCAGAAACTGGTCGACCCTGCCGGCGTCCTCCCCAAGGGTGTGGCCAAGGTGCTCAACAAAGGCGCCGACCCAGCTGGCATTTTCATGAAGCCCGAGGCCGGCGCAGCGGGAGCAGGCAGCGCGCCGACGGCGCTGGCCGTTGACAAGCCAACGGTTATGCCAACACCTGACGACAAGACAGTGCAGGACGCCAAGAAGAAATCGATCATCGAGCAGTTATCGAACCGTGGGCGTGCCAGCACGATCCTGACCGACCAAACCAACGACCAGAAACTGGGAGGCTAGCATGGACGCCAAACAGTTGAGCGAGATCGCGACGATGCTCTTTAACAAGAAGATGCCGCTGACATCCTTGCACCAAGAGATCGCCGAGAACTTCTACCCCGAGCGCGCTGACTTCACGTTGACACGCTCTATCGGCGCTGACTTCGCTGCCAACCTGATGACATCGTATCCGGTGCTGTGCCGGCGCGAGCTGGGCAACCAGTTCAGCACCATGTTGCGCCCCACGGCGCGCCCATGGTTCCACACCGGCATCCGGCACGTCAAGAACACGGACAACGACACGAAGGGTTACCTCGAATGGTTCCAGGAAGTGCAGCGCAAAGCGATGTACGACCCTATTTCGAAGTTCACGCGCGCGACCAAGGAAGCCGACCACGACTTCGCGGCCTTCGGCCAGGCCGTCATCTCGGTCGAATTGAACCGCAACGCCGACGGCCTGCTGTATCGCAGCTGGCACTTGCGCGATGTCGCGTGGCAGGAGAACGAGAACGGCGACATCGGCAGCGTGTTCCGCAAATGGAAGCCCACGGCCCAGATGCTATGCCGACTGTTCCCGGGCAAGATCGATCCGAAGGTGACGCGCATCTGCGAGAAGTCGCCCTTCGAGGAGATCGAGATTATGCACATGGTCGTCGAGGCCGACATGTACGACGACTCGGCGCGCGGGCGGCCGTACTGGTCGGTGTGGTACGACACCACGCACCAGAAGCTGATCGAGGCCACACCGATCTGGAACAAATATTACGTGATCCCGCGCTGGCAGACCGTGTCGAACAGCCAGTACAGCTACAGCCCCGCTACCGTGGCCGGACTGCCCGACGCGCGCTTGATCCAGGCCATGACGTACACGTTGCTGGAAGCCGGCGAGAAGGCCACCAACCCGCCGTTGATCGCCACGCAAGACGCAGTGCGCTCGGACGTGTCGGTGTACGCGGGCGGCATCACCTGGGTGGACAACGAGTACGACGAGCGGCTCGGCGACGCGCTGCGCCCCATCGCGCAAGACTTCCGGGGGTTCAACTACGGTATCCAGATGAACGAGGCCTCGCGCGCCATGATCCATCAAGCCTTCTTTCTGGACGCGCTCAAGATGCCCGAGCGCGGCAACGAGATGACGGCGTACGAGGTGGGCCAGCGTGTGCAGGAGTATATCCGCAATGCGCTGCCGATCTTCGAGCCGATGGAGATGGAGTACAACGCGGCGCTGTGCGACGTGACGTTCGATATCCTCTGGCGTGGCGGCGCGTTCGGCGATGCGCGCAGCTGGCCTAAAGCGCTGCGTGGCGCCGAGATCGCGTTCAACTTCGAGAGCCCGCTGCACGACGCCATCGAGCAGCAGAAGGGCCAGAAGTTTCAAGAGGCCCAAGGCCTTATCTCCGTGGCGATCGGTCTGGACCCATCTTGCGCCTCGGTGCCCAAGGCCGAGGTGGCGCTGCGCGACGCGCTTACCGGCATCGGCGTGCCGGCGACCTGGATGAACACCGAGGAGTTCGTCAAGGAAGCCAAGGCCCAGCAGCAACAGGCCCAGCAGGCCCAGCAGGCGCTTGCCGCCATGGAGCAAGGGTCCAACGTGGCTAAAAACATCGGCCAGGCTGGCGTGCGTGGCGCCAGCGGCCCGGCTCAAGGGGGGCCGCAGCCAGTATGAAGCAGCCAAGAGAAGCGCCAGCGCGGCCTAAGCCTACCCGCGCGCAGGGAGCGCATATCCCTGCCGACTACGGTGCGCCCGAAGTGGCCGCCATCCAGGCGCTCATCGCCGGGGAGGCCGACGCGTACCAGCAGCAGCTGGCGCTGCGCTGGATCATCGAGCAGGCAAGTGGCGTCTACGAATTCCAGTTTTACCCCACCGATCGCGATACATCGTTCGCGCTCGGGCGGGCGCATGTCGGGCAGCAGATTATCAAATTGTCAAAACTTAACGCAATGTCTCTGAGGAGGGACCAAGAATGATCAAGCACTGGATGTGGAAGCGGTACATGGCGCCGGCTGACGGCGATGATGGCGCGAGCAATGGCGGGGGCGATGCGGGGGGCGATGCAGGCGCTGGGGGCGACGGCAAAGCAGCCAGTGGCGATACATCGGGTGCCGCAGGTGATGGCAAAGCCGCTGCGGGCGGCGACGGCAAAGCAGCGCCAGCGGCCAAGGAAGGCGACAAGAAGGGTAGCGAAGGTGGCTACTGGCCTGACGACTGGCGCGCGCGCATGGTTGCCGGCATCACCGACCCGGCGGCCAAGGAGAAGGAACTCAAGCAGCTGGGCCGGTACGCCAACCCGGAAGAAGTGCACCGCAAGGCGCGCGCGCTTGAGCAGCGCCTGTCATCGGGTGAGCTGAAGTCGGTATTGCCCAAGGATGCGAAGGCCGAAGAACTGGCCGCGTGGCGCGCCGAGGCTGGCATCCCCGAGACACCGGACAAGTACGACTTGGACCTGGGCAGCGGCCTAGTGGTGGGCGAAGCCGACAAGCCACTGGTGGGCAAGTTCCTCGCGGCGGCCCACGCCACGAACCAGACCCCGGACCAGGTCAAGGCCAGCTTGCGCGCCTACTACGAGGTGAATGAGCAACTGAACGCCGACCAGGTGGAAAAGGACAAGCAGGTACAGGAATCCTCGACCGAGGCGCTGCGCACCGAATGGGGGCCCGAGTTCCGGCGCAACGTCAACCTGATCAACGGCCTGCTCGACTCGACCTGTTCACCCGAGATCAAGGACTTGTTCCTGACTGGCCGGCTCGGCAACGGCACCCCTATCGGCAGCTCGCCCGAGGCGCTGAAGATGCTGCTCGGGCTGGCGCTGGTGAATAACCCGGCGGGGACGGTGGTGCCGAACAGTGGCGGCAACATGGCCGGCGCGATCGACGACGAGATCACCAAGATCGAGACGACGATGAAGACGAACCGCACCGCCTACAACAAGGACGAGAAGATGCAAGCCCGCTACAGGGAACTGCTCGGCGCCCGCGAAACGATGAAAGCAAGAAAGTAGTTGCGGTAAATCAGTAATTGGTGTTTAATTCGCCTAGGATCAAACCGCCGTGCGACCCAAGTATTTGAAAGTCAGTATCCCGCGAGGGGGAACCCGATTAGAAGAACACCTAGCACGGCGGGGCGAACCCAGCAATTTTCACCAGTAGCGAGGCCCCAAGACGGCGGGCTTCCGGCCCCGAAAGGACACCCCGGAAAATAGCCAGATGGACACCCCAAGCGACGGTTACCCAATCGTTTCTCAAGGAGCCCATCATGGCCGATACAGCATTCCAGATTCAATATCGCCAGGAATTCATCCAGGCGTTTGAACAGCACCAGACCCTCTTGCGCGAAACGGTTACGACCGAAGCCGTGATCAAGGGCCAACAAGCCGTCTTTCTCGTCGCCGGTTCCGGTTCTGCCACTGCGGTAACGCGCGGCACGAACGGCCGCATCCCAGCCCGCGCCGACAGCAATACGCAAAACACTTGCACCCTGCAAGAATGGCATGACCTGGTCCGCAAGACTGGCTTCAATGTCTTCGCATCGCAGGGCAACCAGCGCGCGATCATGCAGATGACGACCATGGCGGTCTTGAATCGCCAGATCGACACCCTGATCATCAACGAGCTCAACACCGGCACCATCACCATCGGCGCCGCCGGGACCATCCCGAACGTCAGCCTGTTCCAGAATGGCCGCGTCAAGCTGTCCAATGCCTCCGTGCCTTGGGACAGCAACATCACGCTGCTGTGCCAGCCTTCGTTCCTGGCATACATGGAGCAAGCGCCCGAGTTCGCAAACGCTCAATATGTGGACATGCGCCCGTACGCCGGCCAGGACAATCCATCCTGGAAGGACAAGCCGATGGCCTACCGCTGGCGCAATGCCCTGCTCGTCGAGCATCCGAACCTGCCGGGTAAGGGCACGTCGAGCGAGAAGTCGTTCCTCTACCACAAGACATCGATCGGCCACGCCATGGACACGGCCGGCGTTGAGTCGCCAGTGGGCTACGAGGAAGAGCAAGGCTACTCGTGGGCGCGTTGCTCGGCCTTCATGGGCGCCAAGCTGCTCCAGAACACCGGCGTGATCGTGATCACTCACGACGGCTCGGCTTACGCCTAATCCGTCCTGACTTGAAAGGAACCTGATCATGACAACCGCATATGTAGGCACCACGGCAGCGAGCTCCATTGCCAATCCCCCCGTCGAGCTGGTCAATTCGCTCGGTGGCCAAGTCAACCGCCCAGTCGCCGGTTCGGCGATCTGGTATTACAACTCGACGAACAGCTCGACGGAGTTTTCGACCGCGAACTTCTTCACCGATGGGTACTACCTGGGCATGAAGGCGGGCGACATCGTCTTCTGCGTGTACACCACCAGTGCGGGTTCGACGAACTCGATCCCGTACATGGGGTGTATCGGCGAGTCCTCGACGGACGGCGCATCGCTGCACACCGTCACGTCGTAAGGCGTGGCGACTTCGTAATGAAGGCGGGCCAGTTGGTCCGCCTTTTTTCCAACTCTGAGGAGAGTGATTCATGAAAGTCGATACAGCACCGGCCGAACAGGTCAAAGCCCCCACCCCGATTGTCAAGCGCGAACTGCAATTGCAGCCTGAGCGCATGCAGTTGTCCGAATACCTGCGCAACGACTGGGTCGTTACAGCCGAGCAGGGCACCACACCGGAAGATATCGTCAAGCCGATCTACTTCGCCCACAAGGCGGACCTGATGAAGCCCTACGACCACATTGAAGTGCGTGTCGACGATGGCTCGTGGCTGGTAGAACTGATCGTGCTGCAGTGCGAGCGCAACTGGGTGCGTGTCAAGATGCTCGCGTTCCACGAGCTGGCAGCCGTTGCCGAGCAAGACGCGGCCCCGTCCGCATACGACGCGCTGTGGAAGGGTCCGCACCTGAAGTGGTCCGTGATCCGCAAGAGCGACCAGGAAAACATCAAACCCGGCTTCGCTGACAAGGTCAGCGCACAGGCCGCCATGCGCGACTTGGAACGTCTGGTAGGCTAAGCCATGGCAAATACCACCGTCAGCACGACGTACCACAGCGACAAGGAGAACCACGCCTTGTTGCGTAAGTGGTGCGATCAAGCTGCTCACGGCGGTGGTTCCTTTGCGATCAACTACAACGCCCACACGGGATACACAACGTACACCATCAATTGGCCCTGGCCCGTTGAAGTTACTACTGAGGCGCTGCGATGACCACGAAACTCTCCCTCTACAACGACGCTTTGCTACTGTGCGGCGAGCGTTTCCTCGTGTCGCTGACCGAGGAGAGGGAGCCGCGTCGCTTGCTGGACCAGGTCTGGGCCAGCAACGGCGTCAAAACCTGCCTCGAAATGGGGCAATGGTTCTTCGCCATGAGCGCCATCCAAATCGATTACGACCCCTCGGTAGAGCCTTCCTTCGGCTACAACCGCGCGTTTGAGAAGCCCGCCGACTGGGTGCTGACCAGCGCCGTGTGCAGCGACGAGTTTTTCCGCGTGCCGCTGCTGCAGTACACGGACGAGGCGCTGTACTGGTACTCGACACTGGACACGATCTACGTGAAGTACGTATCCGACAGTACCGACTATGGACTGGACATGAACAAGTGGCCCGAGTCGTTTCGCGAGTACGTCGCCGCGCACTTCGCCAGCAAGATCATCCTGAAAATCTCCAATGACGAGAGCAAGCTGAACCTGATCAACAAGCTCAAGGAGAAGGCGCTCTCCAAGGCCAAGAACTCGTCCGTCATGGCCGGCCCTACCCTGATCCCCGCCCGCGGCACTTGGTCGAATTCCCGTAACCGCTTTGGCGCGCGCCGCGATGGCGGCAACAATAGCGGCGGCAACTTGATCGGCTGACCATGGGCCAGCTAAACTCCATCCTCGCCTTCAATCGGGGGCTCGTGTCGCGCCTCGGCCTGGCCCGCGTCGACATCAAGCGCGTCGGGCTGTCGGCCGAGATCATGGACAACTGGATGCCGCGCGTGCTCGGATCCATGTCGCTGCGCCCCGGGCTGAAGTACCTGGGCGCCACGCTGTCAAACGCGGCGGCCCGCTTCCTGCCGTTCATCTTCTCCACCAACGACACGGCCCTGATCGAATTGACCGAAGGCGCTATGCGCGTGTGGGTAGGCGATGCGCTGGTGTCCCGCGCTGCCGTCAGCACGGCAGTGGTAAATGGCAATTTCACGTCGAACCTGGCCAACTGGTCCGACGAGGACGAGGCGGGGGCGACGTCTTCCTGGGTATCGCCCGGCTATCTGCAGCTTGTAGGCGACGGCACGAACGCCGCCATCCGGCGCCAGTTGATAGGTGTCGCTGCTGGTGATGTCGGCGTCGAGCAGGCGCTGTACATCGTCGTCGCTCGGGGGCCGGTATCGTTTCGCGCCGGCTCGCTCGCCGGGACAAGCGACTATATCGCCGAGACAGTGCTCAACGAGGGTATTCACGCGCTCGCGCTCACCCCCACGGCTACGTTCTTCTGGATCGACTTCCTTAGCCGACAAATCCCGGCTGTGTGGGTAGACTCGTGCAATATCGAAGGCGCCGGTGTGATGACGCTGCCGACACCGTGGGGTGCGGCCGACCTGGGCCTGGTCCGTATCGACCAATCGGGCGACGTCATCTTTGCCGCGTGCAAAGGGTTCCAGCAACGCCGCATCGAGCGGCGCGCCACACGCTCGTGGTCCATCGTCAAATATCTCCCCGACGATGGGCCGTTCAAAGTGCGCAACGTAGGCCCTATAACGATCTCCCCGTCCGCTTTGTCGGGCGATATCACGCTGGTGGCGTCTGACGCGCTGTTCCATGCCGGGCACATCGGCGCGCTGTTCAAGATCGTGTCGGACGGGCAAACGGTCAACACCAGCGTATCGGCGCAGAACGAGTTCACAAACCCTATCCGCGTGGTCGGCGTCGGCACTGATCGCGCTTTCACCGCGTCCAACACCGGCGTGTTCGTGGCCACGACCGTGCTGCAGCGATCGATCGGCAGCGATTCCGGCCCGTGGGTCGATGTCCCGACCAAGAGCTGGACAGCGCCGTTTGTCGACATCTACACCGATGGTCTGGACAATCAAGAGGTGTGGTACAGACTTGGCGTCAAGACCGGCGACTACACCAGCGGCACAGCGGTCGAGGTGCTGACGATCAACACCGGGTCCATCACCGGCGTCGTCCGTGTCACTTCCTTCTTTAGCTCGCTCCAGGTTGGCGCGCAGGTGCTCAAAGCACTGGGCGCCAACCTGGTGGCGACCGACAACTGGTCCGAGGGCGAGTGGTCTGACTACCGCGGGTGGCCGTCTTCGGTAGCGCTTCACGAGGGGCGTCTGTGGTGGGCCGGCAAAAGTAAGATCTGGGCGTCCGTCTCGGACGCCTTCGACAGTTTCGACGAGGACTTCCTTGGTGACGCCGGCCCACTGTCCCGGTCCATCGGCTCGGGGCCGGTGGATACGATCAACTGGCTCATGTCGCTGCAGCGCCTGCTGATGGGCGCGCAGGGTGCCGAGTACACGGTGCGCTCTACCGCGCTCGACGAGCCGATCACCCCTACCAATTTCAATCTGAAGCCGGGTAGCAATCAGGGATCTGCCGCAGTGCGCCCGGTGAAGATCGATCAGCGTGGCCTGTTCGTGAACCGCAGCGGGATCAAGGTGTTCGAGCTTGAGATGGGCAACAACTACCCATCGTACGACTTCAAAGCCGGCGACCTGATGGCGCTGGTGCCCGAGATCGGGCGCCCCGGCATCGTGCGCATGGACGTGCAACGCCAGCCCGACACGCGCGTGCACTGCGTGCGCTCCGATGGGGTGGCCGTGGTCGGCGTCTCGGACAAGGACGAGGATGTGCAGGCTTGGGTGACGGTGAGCACGAACGGCGTCATCGAGGATGTCGTCGTGCTGCCCGCGCTGGCTGGCAATGTCGACGACCAGGTCTATTACGTCGTGAAACGGACGATCAACGGCGCTACCGTGCGTTACCTCGAAAAGTGGGCACAGGAAGTGGACTGCCGTGGTGACAAGCAGCTGTGCGACCTGGCCGACGCTTACGTGACCTACAGTGGTGGCGCCACACGCCACATCACCGGCCTCGGGCATCTGGAGGGCGAAGAGGTGGTCGTGTGGGCTGACGGCGCCGATGTCGGCACCGACGACAGCGCCACCACCTGGACGCAGCGCTACACCGTGTCGGGCGGCACCATCACGTTGACGGATGCCGCCTCGAACGTGGTCGTCGGCTTGGGCTACACGGCACCGTTCAAGAGCTCCAAGCTGGGGCAAGCCACGCAGGACGTGCAGTCGCCGCTCAACACCCAGAAGAAAATCAACCACCTGGGACTGGTCATGGCCGATGTGCACAGCAAAGGCGTGCGCTACGGCGCCGACTTCACGGTGATGGACGATTTGCCAAGCACGGTCAACGGGGTCGATATCGGCAACGTGGTCCTTACCGACTACGACGAGAACCCAAGTGAATTCCCTGGCACCTGGACCACGGACAGTCGCCTGTGCCTGCTGGCGCAAGCGCCGCGCCCCGTGACCATGCTGGCTACCACCGTCGATATCGAGGTGCACAAGTGATCGTCATGGACGCCACCGCCGCGCAGCTGTGCGCCTTCTACGGCACCGTGCCGCCGCGCACGTGCCGCACCTGGGCGGTCGTCGACGGCGTGCGCGTGGTCGGTGTCTGCGGGTACATGCAGGCCGGCGCTGGCTTTCGGGTGTTCGCCGATTTGACGCCGGAACTGCGCCGGTGCCCGCGCGTGATCTTGCAGGCCGCGCGGCACGTGCTGACGGAGCTGCGCGGCAAGAAGGTGCCGGTGACTGCTATTTGCGATGAAACGATCCCCGCTGCTGCGCGCTTCCTCGCGCACTTCGGCTTTAAACGCCAACTTGACGGGGTGTTCCTATGGACATGATGGGATCGATGGCCGAATCGGGCGCAAGCAGCGGCTCGGGTTGGGTAGGCCCAGCCATGCAGGTAGGCGGCACGCTGTTGTCGGCCTACGGGCAGAAGCAAAGCGGCTCCGATGCAGCGGCTACTGGCTTGCAACAGCAGCAGCTCGCCAACTACCAAGCGGCGCAGCTGCGCGTCAACGCGGGCGAGGCGATCGCCTCGTCCCAGCGGTCGGCGCAGGACATTCAGCGGCAGACCGACTATGTCGCCTCGCGCGCGCTGGCCGTTGCGGCGGCCAGCGGCGGGGGTGCGTCGGACCCGACAGTGGTCGACCTGATCGCGCGCGCCGCCGGTGAGGGCGCCTACCGCCGTTCGGTGGCGCTGTACCAGGGCGAGGACAAGGCGCGCGCGCTGAACGCCCAGGCTAGCGCAACCGAGTACGGCGGCCAGCTCGCGGCCGAAGCAGGAGGCAAGACGCAAGCAGCGTCCGACATCGGTGCTGCATCTACGCTGGCCAAGGGCGGCGCCTCGCTGTTCTCGAAGTACGGCGCAGGTACGCAACCCGGCTTCACGCCTCAATCGCCAACGGACGCAATGACGGCCGATAACATGTCGGCAGGGTGGTTCTGATGGCAACTTTGCCCGACGAACGCGCCCTGGGCGAACGCCCCGTACCGCAGGCAAGCGGCAGCGTTGCCTCGTACAACGTGCCGGGTGCAAGCAATCGCGGCTCGATCCTGGCCGGTGCGGGCAGCCAGATCGCGCAGGCGGGCGACATCATCGAGGAGACAAACAAGAAGTGGGACGCGATCAGCGCCGAAGATGCCTTCAACAAGCTCAAGGAAAAGGCCGCATCTCTGCAGTACGATCCGCAATCCGGGTTCGCGCAAGCGCGCGGCGGCAACGCTGTAGGGCAGGACTTCACCAAGCAGTACACCGACCAGTTCTCGGACGCGGCGGCAGGTATTGCGGGCAGCCTCAAGAACCAGCAGCAAAAGCTGATGTTCCAGCAGCGCGTCGGCATCGCGGCCGCCCAGTTCCAAAGCTCGCTCTTGCAACACCAAGCGCAGCAGACCACGGTATTCGGCAACGACACGGACGCCAGCCGCGTGAAGAACGGGCTGAACGCCATCGCGGCGAACCCCTACGACGACGGCCGATACGACACCGAGATGATGGGCATCCATGACGCGCTCGCGGGCAAGTTCCAGCGCAATGGCTACTCGGCCGACATGGCCAAGAACGAGATGGCAACCGTCACCAGTGCCGCGCTGGCGTCGCGCACGGCTGGCATGATGCTCGACAATCCGATGAAGGCGGCCCAGTTCTTCCATGCGCACGAGCTTGACTTCGAGCCATCACAGCGCCTGGACCTGGCGCGCCAGTTGAAGACGACGGTCGACGCGCAGACCGCGCGCGCGGACGGCGCCGCCGCGTTCAATGACGCGAAGGGCGCTGTCACGACGGGCACGCCAGCGCAGGCGCCACTGCCGGCCAACATGAACGCGGATCATGTTCGGCCATATGACCAAGATACAATAGATAATTTGGTTAAACAGGTAAAATCACCGTTTAAATACGATGCTTTAGTGAAAGAAACCGCAGCAAAGTACAACATCAGCCCGAACGAACTGAAGCTGCGCATCATGGCCGAATCGGGCGGGCGGCCTGACGCGAGCAGCGATCAAGGCGCGGTCGGGCTGGCCCAGCTCACGGCCGAGACGGCCGCGCGCCTGGGTGTCAAGAACAGGATGGACCCAGCCCAGTCCATCGACGCCGCCGGCAAGCTGATGGCATCCTACGGCGGGACGTTAGGTGGCGACATGTCGAAGGTCGACCAGATGTACTACGGCCCGGCCACGCCGAACGGCCCGAACACGAAGCAGTATGTGGAGAACCTGCGCGCGGTGCGCGCCCAGTTGTTCGGTGCTGCGGCGACACCAGCAGGTAAGGCCGACATCGAGGCGATGGAAGGGCCAACGATTGCTAATGCCAAGGCCTACGCCGAGGCGAAGCGCCCCGGCGATTTGGTCTACCAGGACCAGGTCGTGCAGGAGGCGCGCAAGAACTGGTCGCAAGCCCTAGGCGTACAGCGCGCCAACGACTACGCCAATTTTTCAAACGTGTTGCAATCGTCGATCGGCGACAACGGTGCGCGCAGCCTGAGCGACTTGTCACCCCAGCAGCAGATGACCTTTGCCCAGCTGCCACCGCAGAACCAGCACTCTCTGATGACGCTATGGGCCGCCAACCAGCGCAGCGACGACAAGGGCGACAAGATCGTCCAGAACGAGGACACGAACCGCAAGACGCTGACCCTGATGGGGCAGGCTTTGAACGACCCGGTCGCGTTCAAATCGCGCAACATCGCGGCCGACATCACCGACCTGCCAACGCACCAGCAGAACCAGGTCATGTCGGCCTGGATGAGCATCGACAAGACCGCAGCGAAGGGCGCCAACTACCAGCACGCGCTGGCCGTGATGAAGCCGGCCATGGAGATCGCGAAGATCAAGATCCCGAACGCGGCCGAGAAGGGCAGCACGGCCTCATACGACGACTACAACGCCTACACGGCGCTGCTCGGCAATGCGGTGGACAGCTTCATGGAACAGAACAAGCGCGCGCCGACAGACACCGAGATCAAGAGCATCGCGGCGCCGCTACTGGCCCAGGCCACGGTCAAAGGCGCCCGGTACTTCGGCTTTGGCGATGTGACCGAGCCGGCGTTCAAGCTAAAACCGGACGAGGAGGCGCGCGCCACGATCAACATGACGCCGTTGGAGAAAGCGTCGGTGACGCAGAAGCTGCAGGCGCGCTACGGCTACGCGCCGACCGAAGCGCAGATCCAGACAGCCAAGATGCTGTCGGTGCTGCACTCGAACGACCCGGCGGCGCTGTCCACGTTCGACCGTGCCATGAAGGAATACAAGGCTAAAAGCCAATCTCAGGTAGGGGTCATCAAGCCATGAGCGATCAGATCGACCAGATGTTCGCCAACATGGACAAGCCGGCTGCCGACCCGGCGGCGGCAGCCACGGTCGCGCCAAAGCAGCCCGATGCGCTCGACACGATGTTCCAGAACATGGACAAGTCAAGTGCCACAGTGGCCACCAACAACCTACTACAAGCCCAAGGCACGAACCCGGACGCCGCCGCGCGCGCGCAAGCGCTATCGAAGCAGACCGGCGTGCCGCAGCCAACCGTCGAGGCAGACCTGCCCAGCTATGAGCAGCAGCAAAAGCTCAAGGATAACGTCGACGCGCTGGATCAGCACCCCGGCCTGGCCAACTTCGTTGCCAACAATCCGCTCGCGGCCCGCATGGCACAGGATGACTTCGACAAGCTGGGCGTCCTTGAGAAGGCATGGGACGCAATCAAGAGCGGCACAGCAACGGCTTTCCTACAGAACCAGATGGGCCGCCTCGGCAACGTCAAGCAGTTGGGCGACGCTGTCGGAGCAGCAACGCCAGGGGCCGATAGCCAGATCCGGACGATCAATGAGCAGCTGTCGAAGCAGCCCCACCTTGTCGGTGCCTTCGGCGCGGCGCAAAGCTTCACCGGCTTCTTGGCCGGGCTGATCGACAATGGCATCCAGGGCGCGATCCCTGGGGCGCTTGCCGGCGGGGCGGCTGGTGCTGTCGTCGGTGCTGGCGCGACACCTGAATTGCTAGGTGCAGGCGCCATCCCTGGCGCGGTAGCCGGCGCGCCTATCGGCGCTGCCATCGGCTTCAACGCTGACATGGCGCGCGTGGCCGCCGGTAACGCCTACATCAAGATGGGCCAGATGCGCGGCCTTGACGGCCAACCGATCTCCGAGAGCGGACGCCAGTTCGGCGCCTTGTTCACGGGGGTGGCCACCTACGCCATCGGTAAGTACGCCACGGCAGTGGAGGGCGCGCTCATGGGCGAGACAGCCGACGCGCTGGCAGGGCGCGCGCTGCAGCAGGCCATGACACGGCCGACGTTTGCCGCCGCGTTGGTGCAGCTCGGCAAGGAGACAGCCAAAGGCGCGGCGCAAGGCGCCGGTGTCATGACCGCGATGGAAGGATCGAGCATCATTGGTGAGGAGATCGGCAAGGCATTCAGCGACGGCCAGTTCGAGCACAACCCGCACGAGATCGTCGAGCGCCTGGCGGACGCGGCGCTAAACGGCGCCATCATGCTAGGCACGATGCACGGCGCCATGCACGGCATGGGCCTGTACGGCGACTACCGGGCGGCGCAGCGTGCTGACGGTAACGCGCAGATGTTCCAGAACCTGATGGAAGGCTCGGCCGGCTCGAAGCTGCGCGAGCGCGACCAGCAGGCGTTCCAGGAGTTCATGCAGCACCAGACGGACGGCACGCCAGTTGAAAACCTGTACATCGAAGCGGCCAAGGTGCGCGAGTTCTACCAGTCCATGGGCATCGACCCGAGTCTGGACAACCGCGCCAGCGACCCGCTGTTCGGGTTCGTCAAGGACATGCCGCAACAGCTGCGCGAAGCCGCCGACACGGGCGGCGATGTAGTCATCCCATCGGCCGACTACCTGACGCACCTGGCCGGTACGCCAGCTGCCGACAAGCTGCTGCCAGACTTGCGGGTCGGCGCGAACGCCATGTCGGTGAACGAGGCGAAGACCTACAACCAGGAGGCGCAGACGCGGCTCAAGGCTGCGGCCGACGTGGCGGCTACGCCCGAGGCGTCGCCCACACAAGGCGTGTTCGAGGACGTGAAGAAGCAGGCGCTTGCAGCGGGCTATCCGGAGAGCGAAGCGAGCATGCACGCCGCGATCTACGCCTCGCGGTACGGCGCGCGCGCCGAGCGCCTGGGCGTCGATCCGATGGAGGCGTACAAGGCGTCCAATCTCACCATCAAAAAAGGGGCAGATCGCCCCGACAATGGTTTTAACCAACCCACAGGGTGGGACTCTGTAGATGGCGGGGGCGAAAAACAACTCGCACCCGGCGCCAGTTCCAAGGGCGTTATCCAGCTCGGCGATAGCAAGGCCATCATCCACATTTTCTCAAACGCCGACCATAGTACCCTCGTCCATGAGACGGGCCACTTGTGGCTCGACGAGCTGTCCAAGGACGCGCTCATCGACGGCGCGCCGCAGCAGCTCAAGGACGACATGGCGACCGTCATGAAGTGGTTCGGCACCGACACCATCGGCGTCGAGCAGCACGAGCAGTTCGCGCGCGCCGTCGAGGCGTACTTCATGGAAGGCAAGGCGCCGACCAGTGCGCTTGCGCGTGTGTTCTCCCGCTTCAAGACTTGGCTGACGAAGATCTACCAGAACGCCAAGGCGCTCAACACGCCGATCAACGACGAGATCCGGGGTGTGTTCGACCGCCTGCTGGCGACCGACGACGAGATCGCCCAAGCCAAGGCCACGCAGGGCCTCACCCCGGCGTTCAAGGACAAAGTTGAAGCCGGTATGACCACGGCTGAGTGGAAGGCCTACACGGGCGCAATTGACCGCGCCAACCAGAAGGCAGAATCGGTCCTGCTTGAGAAGGCCATGGCCAGCATCCGGCGCCAGCGCACCACCGAATACAAGGCCGAGTTCAAGGCGGCGCAAGAAGCGGCGGCCGTCAAGGTCGATCAGCGCCCCGACATCCAAGCCCTGAACCTGCTCACCAAGGGCGTGCTGCCTGATGGCACGGTCGAGGAGCACGCCAAGCTCTCGCGCGGCGATATCGTCAAACTGTACGGCGAGAAGGGTGTCACCGACCTACCCAAAAACACCACGGCCGTAGACGGCGTACACCCCGACTATGTGGCCGAGCTGCTGGGCTTCAACTCGGGCGACGAGCTGGTCAAGTCGCTGCAAGCGCTGGAGCAACAGCACCGCACGATCAAGCTGCAGGAAGGCGAGCGGCGCGGCATCCGGCAATACCTGATCGACGAGGAAGCCAAGCAACAGGTCCAGGACAAGCACGGTGACTTGCTCGACGAGGTGTCCATGCAGCAGGAAGCGCTGACTGCTATCCACTCGGACAAGCAGACTGAACTGCTGGCGCTCGAACTGCGCTACCTGCGCCGGATGGGTGCCCAGGAACTGGTCGAGCGCGGCGCCGGCCGCAAGGCGCTGACGCAGGCCGAGCAGCAGGCCAAGTGGGACGCCGCCCTGGCCGACTTCAACGCCAAGCTGGACCTGGCCAAGAAGGAAGGCAAGGCCAAGGATATCATCGACGGTCTGAAGCAGAAAATTGCCGATCTGCAAGATACGATCAAGCAGGCCAAAGCCAAAGAGTCCTATGTCAAGGGCGCGCTGCACGACTCCACGGCCATCACCCGGCCGATGCTTGACGCCGTGCGCGCGCACGTCGACACGATGCTTGAGACGAAGACCGTGTCCGATATCGGCAATTACGACAAGTACACGCGCGACGAGCGCAAGGCAGCACGCGAGGTGCAAGACGCCATCCTCAAGAAGGATTGGAACGCTGCAGCGGCGGCCAAGCAGCGCCAGATCCTGGCCAACGTCCTGTATGTCAAGGCGAAGGCAGCGTCCGACCAGATCGACATGGGCAAGCGCGAGATGGCCTACCTCGCGTCCAAGAAGTCATTCAAGAACATCAGCCAGGAATACACAAACCAGTTGCACGACCTGATCGGCCGTTTCGGCTTCGACTCGGGCCGGGGCGAGGAACTGCAGCGCGTGAAGGATGGCACGCTGCAGGAGTTCGTCGAGAAGAAGTCGGCCGAAGAAGGCATCGAGCTGGCGGTCGATCAGTCGCTCTACAATGCGGCAGGCGGCGATGTGGGCAAGATGACGCTGGCGCAGTTCCGCGCGCTGTCGCTGGCCGTGCGCTCGATGCGCGAGATCGGCGCCGGCGACAAGCTGATCGTGGTCGACGGTGAGAAGCGCGAATTCTCCCAAGTGAAGAACCAAGTGGTCGACGCGATCCGCGCGCTGGGCGAGCGCAAGCAGTCGGCCTATCTGAACCCGGACAGTGCCCCGCTGATCGAGCGCAAGGCCAACGCCATCAAGGCGATGGCGCGCGGCGTCGACGCGGCGCTCACCAAGAAGGAAGCGCTGTTCGACCAGATCGACCTGGGCGACCCGAACGGCATCATGAACAGCGCCATCTTCCGCAAGCTCAAGGACGCCGTACACAACCGCGATCTGTGGTCCGAGGACACCGCCAAGGACTTCAAAGCGGCGGCTGAAGCCGCCGGCAAAGATTGGCTCAAGGGTTTGCGCGAGTTCGTGCCAGACGACCCGGCGCTGCTCGACCCAGCCACCAAGCGCCCGATCAAGATCGCGCGCAAGGACATGCTGGGCATGATGCTGAACTGGGGCAACCAGGGCAACAAAGACCGGCTCACGAAGGGCTACCAGTGGACAGAGGGCGCCGTCAGTGCGTTCTTTGACCGCAACGCCACCAAAGCCGACTGGGACTTCGTGCAGCGTGTATGGGACGCCTACGACAAATACAAGGCGCCGCTCGACGCGCTGCAAGTGCGCGCCACCGGCGTGGGGCTGGACATGGTGCACGCCGAGGCGTTCGACACGCCGCACGGGCGCTATGAGGGCGGCTACTACCCGGTTGTCGAGGACAAGTCGCGCAGCTACCGCGCCGAGGACAACGCCGGCCGTAACGCGCAGTCCATGTTCACGAACAGCTACGCGCGCGCCACGACCCCGCACGGCAACACGATCAGCCGCATCGGCGGCGATCGGCCGATCTCAATCGATCTCGACATCGCGCCGTGGAAGATCGGCCAGACCATCCATGACATCGCCATGCGTGAGGCGCTGATGGACGCCGACCGGCTGCTCAGCCACCCCGATGTCAAGAGCGCCATGGACGACGTGTTCGGCCCCGAGTACCGCAAGTCGCTGCGCCCATGGCTGCAGACGATGGCGAACGCGCGCAACATCGACGACGCGGCGCTGGGCACCTGGAACCGCATCCTGTCGGTAGCGCGCACGAACACCGTGATCGTGGGCATCGGGTTCCGTCCGATGACCATGCTCAAGCACGCCACCACGGCGGTGTCGAACAGCATCAGCGAACTCGGCGCCAAGTGGATGATGGTCGGCACGCGCGAATTCTACGGTCCAGGGATGGCCGCCAAGTGGGACTTCATCAAGTCCAAGTCGCCTGACATGGCCTACCGCCTGAAGCACTACGATCAGGACGTGAACGGCCAATACGCGAACCTGTTCAAGGACAGCACCTACACCAAATTCCAGCAGAAGGCCCAGTACTTCAGCCATATCGGGATCTCGTATCTCGACCTCGGCTCGGCCGCGCCGACCTGGCTTGGCGCCTACCGCAAGGCGCTCTCCGAAGGCATGGCCGATGAAGATGCGGTCTACTCGGCCGACAAAGTCGTGCGCAACGCCCACGGCGGCACGGGTCTGACGGACCGCTCGGCGATCCAGGAGACGAAGGGCGCGTGGTCGGCGGCCACGATGTTCTATAGCTTTTTTAACCACATTTACAATCGCCAGCGCCAGATCGTTATCGATGCCGCACACGGCGTCTCCGACCTGAAAGCCGGCGAGTACAAGTCGGCCAGCCGCAATTTTGCTGGCGTGCTCGCGCGTAGCTGGTACTACGTCGCTGTGCCGGCGTTCATCGAGGCGATGGCGCAGTCGGGCGGCCCGAACGAGGACAAGGAGGAAACTTGGGCCGGATGGGCTGCCAAGGCCATCACGTCCGAGATCCCGGCCGGTATCCCGGTGCTGCGCGACATCGCCAAGGCGGCCATCGAGGGGCGCGACTACGAGATCAGCCCGCTCGCGCGCGCCGTGAACACGACCATCAAGGGCATCACGGACACCTACGGCGCGATCATGAACGACGAGCCGCCAAAGAACGCCGCCCAGCACATCGTCGAGGGTGCCGGCTACCTATCCGGCCTGCCGACTGCGGCGCCGTTCACGGCCGGTAAATTCCTGTGGGATTACAGCGAAGGCAACGTCGACCCGAAAGACTTGGCCGACTGGACGCAGGGCATGCTGCACGGAAAGTTGAAAGAAAAATGAGAACTCAAGCGCAGCTGGTGAAGCCGCAAAGGTGCCTCCTCCCGGCGCTGTGGAGCCGGCTGTCGCTTGAGTATTGGGGGGCGTCATGGCTGTAGCCCCATCAATCCAGAACGTGGCCGGCTACAACGAGCTGGTCGAATATATCGACATCAACGCGGCCACTGCGCGCTTGTCCGTTGTCGCCAACACGAGCGGCGCGACAATCGCCAAGGGCAGCGTGGTCTACGTGACCGGCGCCTCGGTGTTCGTGCCCAGCGTCGCCAAAGCCAAGGCCAACGCCACGGCCACGATGCCGGGTTTCGGGATCATACCAGCCGACATCCTGAACGGTGCCACCGGCAACTGCCAATTTTCCGGGGTAATGGACAACCTGGACACTAGCGCGTTCAATGCCGGCGACCTGCTGTACGTAAGCGCGGCCACCGCCGGCGTGCTCACGGCAACCGCGCCGGCGCATCCGAACCTGAGCCAGCTGGTGGCGATCGTCACCAAGAAGGACGCGGCCACGGGCGCGCTGTTCGTGCTCCAGGGCGGGGCCGTGTACGGGCGTGAGGCTGGCACGTTGTCCGACACATTCAAGGTCGGCGCCGGCACGGCGGGCGCCAAGGCGGTGGCCTTCGTGAACGCGTTCACGGGCACGTTGTCCTGGACCCCGACAGCGGCGCGCGCGCTGGTCCTGCCAGACGCCAGCGACACGCTGATCGGCAAGGCCACCACGGATGTGCTGACCAACAAGACATTCGACTCGGCCGGTGCGGGCAACGCCCTGAAGATCAACGGTACAACAGTTCCCGCAGCTGGCGCCACTTCTGCGTCAAGTACCGCGCCGGCAGGGGGTGTGGGAACTGCGGCCGGTGGGTGGGACACGGCGGCGAACCGTGACGCGGCAATTGCTGCGATCAACGCCTGCGCAGCAGCCATCACGAAGCTAAACACCATTGTTGTAAATGCCGGGCTCGGCACATAAGGAGAACACCATGGCATCGTCTACCATCGCCCGCCGTCTCGGGCTCACCGGCAACCGTGGGTGCAAGGCGCCAGTGCGCGCGGCCACATCGGCCAATATCACGCTGTCCGGTGAGCAGACAACGGGCGGCGTGGCCCTTGTCGATCGCGACCGCTGCTTGGTGTGGCAGCAAACTGACGGCACGCAGAACGGTATCTACGACGTATCCACGGGCGCCTGGACCCGCAGCATTGACGCGGATGGCACGCAGGACTGGTCGACGGGCACGATCGGCATCATCACGGCCGGTACGTACATCGACCAATTCTGGTTCTTGACCACGACTGGGTCTATCGTCCCAGGCACAACGTCGCTTGCTTTCCAAGTCGGCATCCCGCAGTTGCCAGTGCTGGCCGCGCAGACGGGGGCCGGGCTCATTGGCTTCATCAGCGCACTCGCCGGCGCGATCCCGACGACTGTACAGGCCGAGATGCGGACGCGGCTCACGGTCACACAATTTGGCGCCGATCCAACAGGTGCGACCGACTCAAGCGCCGCGGTTGCGGCGGCGATCGCGGCGATGCCCAACCCCTGCGCGCTCGTGTTCCCCTACGGGACGTACCGGCTAAACTCTGGCATATCGGTGCCGTACGCTGGCGTGAACGGCTCTGGCAAGACGCTGATCTTTGAAGGCTGCACGCTGCAGGCTGGCGCGGACAACGTAAAGTTGCTCCACTGGTCCGACTCGCGCGGCTCGGCGATCGGCAGCGTCAAGTTCACCACCGGCGGGTACGCTGGTGTGTCCGGGTTCCGCTTGTCGCCGACAAACGAGGCGAGTACGACGGTTCTGGAAAATCAGAACTTCAACAAGTTCGGCGCAGAGATGGAGTTCATCGGCCTGGCCGAGGGAATCGTCACGCAAACCGGCCCCCGCGTTTTGGGCGCTGACTCCGGGTGCTACTTCAATATGTTCTCGGGCGGCTTGGTGTTCGGCAGCTGTGACCGCTGCATCTGGTTCAGGGATGGCAGCTTGGGGCCGAACTCCGGGCAGAACTCGAACATGTTCACGGGCGGCATATCACTGAACGGGTCCATCAACACCGGCATCGAGATCGACGCCGGCGGCGGGAATCTTTTCATCGCGCCGCGCTTTGAAAATATCACGAACGGCGCCACGCCAAACGCTACGCCGATTGCGTTGTACGTGTCCGACACCATGGCGAACGGGAACGCGAACCCGGACAACACCTTCATCAATCCGCACTGGGAAAACTGCACGATCAACGCGACTATCAACAACCCCGACACGCGGATAGTCAACGTCAGCGATTCCGACCTGTTGAACTCGAATGGGCAGATCACAGCCTTTACAGACCAATATCGGCAGGCCGTGCCTTCAAAGGGGAACATGGTAAATTCGATCCTGAATACCGTAACGTCGGTGACGACTATTCGCGGGTTGTGGTTGTTCGACGAGTACGGGGCCTCGTCCGAGATCGTCGACCGCAGCACGAAGGGGCACAGCCTGTTTCTCCGTGATGCGTCCCTTGTCGCGCAAGCAGCCCGGCTTTGGGGTCCGCGTATTTCTGGTGAAGCATTCTGCCTCACCTACGGCGACGAATCTCACCTGTGGGACGTGGCAAGCCACGCCGACTTCAACTTCGGCGATGGCGCCACCGACTCGGCGTTCTCGATCGTAACGCTGATCTACCCGACATTGGCCTCATCCTGCGAGATCGTGTCAAAAGACGACATCACGACGGCTTCGACCAAGCGGCAGTACGCAACATCGGTTGAGACCAACGGCAGCATGTCGTTCTTCTTGTTCGACGATTCGGCCGGTGCTTACATCGCTCGGACCGCGCCGGGCGGGTCGATCACGGCCAACGCCGTGCACCTCGTCACGACCACGTACGACGGCGCAGGCCTAGCTGCCGGGATGAAGATCTACGTCGATTCGTCCCAGGTGGACAACACCACCTTGACGGCGGGCGTCTACACGGCGATGGAAGCGAAGACTGCCAAAGTGGCCGGGTACCGTACATCGACGGCGGGCGTCCCCGAACGATTTTTCAAGGGGCGTTTGTTCCTGACCATGATCATCGGCGCTGAACTGACGGCCAGTCAGGTGCGCCAACTTTCCTACCTCCTGCGCTCGTATGCTGGCGCAGCCCTTTCCTAAAGGCAGAACGACATGAGCGAACAAGAAAAACCCTTGGCGCGCCGGGATCAGCCGGCGGAGTGGCACGACTATGTAGCCGACAAACTGCGCGCGCAAGAGGAGCGCATGGACGCCCACGAAGTGGCGTTGCAGGCGAACACCGAAGCGACAAAAGCGGCGGCGCAGGCGACAGCGCGTGTCGAGGCCAACACCGCCGGGATCGTTGACATGCTCAACTCGTGGGAGGGCGCCATGAAGACTATCGCGTCAATCGGCAAGTTCCTGCGTCCGATCACTTACATCATCGCCTTCTGCACGGCAGCTGCCGGGTTGTGGGCAAAATACAGGGGGCACGAATGATAACCATAGAGCAGCTCAAAGCGATCATGCCGGGGGGTTCCACCCGCGCGGCGCGGTTCATAGATCCCCTCAACAAGGCTATGGTGAAGTTCGACATCGACACCGTGCCGCGCATGGCGTCCTTCCTGGCCCAGATCGCGCATGAAAGTGGCCAGCTGCTCTACGTGCAGGAGCTGGCGAGCGGCGACGCCTATGAGAACCGCAAGGACTTGGGCAACACGCATCCAGGCGACGGGCGCATGTTCCGCGGACGCGGCCTGATCCAGATCACCGGGCGGGGGGACAACCAAGCGTGCGCGGACTTCTTCAAGATGAACCTGCTCGACTTCCTGGCCTGGGTCATCCAGGACGAAGGCGCCGCGATGGCCAGTGGGTGGTGGTGGTACAAGCACAACGCGAACTTGGTTGCCGATACCGGCGACGAGCTGGCAGTAAGCCGGTTAGTCAACTGCGGCTCGGCACATTCGAAGTGCACGCCGAATGGCTTGGACAAGCGACTCGCTTTCAAAGCGGTCGCGCTGCGCGTGCTAGGGGGTTGATATGGGACTTATCAGACATCTCATCGACGCGGCCAAGGGCAAGCACCCGCTGGCGTCGGCGCGCTCAGGGCACTGGCCGGCGGCGCGCAAGGGGCACCTCGCGACGCACCCTTGCTGCGCCGTGTGCGGCGGTACGGCCAAGTTGGAAGTGCATCATATCCGGCCGTTTCACTTACACCCCGAACTGGAGCTCGATCCCGCGAACTTCGTCACGTTGTGCGAGGCGAACAAGGGCGGCATCAACTGCCACTTGGCCGTGGGGCACCTCGGCAGTTTCAAGAGCTTCAACACCACAGTGAAGGCTGACGCGATCGCGTGGCTGCTGAAAATTAAAAATCGACCATCTGGAGAATAACGTGAAAAAATCCCTTTTGATTATCGCTTTACTGGCGCTGACCGGCTGCTCGACTGTCATGACCGGCTATGAGGCAACGGCCGTTGACGCGATCAAGCGCGCCGACGACCAGCGCCTCGGGCTGCAAGTCATCGGCATCTGCTCGACGCCATACAGCGCCGTGCTGCGCAACCCGCAGGTGATTCCGGGTGTCGAGGCACTGTGCCTGCACGGCGCCAACACGGCGCCGGCTGCGCTGTTCGATGGTGTGAGGCCCAAGTGATCTCGCCCGCCGTCTGCGCGCAACTGAGCGCTGATATCTACGGGGGCAAGGACTTCGGCAAGATGTGGACAATCGGTGGCGTGGTGATCGGCCTGAAGCGCGTCGACGGCTTCGATGTGCTGGCGCTGCGCGGCTCGCTGACGGTCGAGGACTGGATGCGCGATTTTGAAGTGCTGCCGGTGTGGCACTCGGGTTTGGGCTTTGTGCACGGCGGGTTCTTGGAGGACATGGACGAGGTGTACGCCACGGTGTCCGCCGTGGTCGGCCCGAACGTCGTCACGACGGGGCACAGCCTTGGTGGCGCGCGTGCGCGTATCTTGGCGGCGATGTTTGCCGTGGCGGGCAAGCCGGTGTCGATGGTCTGCGTGTTCGGGTCGCCCAAGCCGGGATTCGAGAACCTGGCCCGCGTGATCCAGAAAAGCGGCACGGTGCACCTGTCGTACCGCAACCGGCGCGACGTGGTGCCACTGGTGCCGATGGCGCCGTGGTGGGCGCATCCGGAAGACTGGACAGTATGCGACGCGGCCCCGAGCGCTGACAATCTGGAAGCGCTGCGGGACCACTCGTCGGCGCTCTACGTCCAGGCGCTCAACAAGTAGAGAATGAACCCAAGGGCACAGACAGCGGCCACGATCCAGTTATCGACGGCGTTGTCCTCGGGTGTTTGCTGCCACTCGGCGGGGTCTTCGGGGATCATGTCGCACTACCTTTCAGGGCGTGGATATTAGCGGCGAAGTCATGCAACCATTGCGCCGATGTTTTAATGTATCCGCACTCGTCACACGAAGCCGTGCCGCCTTCGGGGAAGGCATCTTCGATTTGGTCGAACGTTAGTGGCGCATGCGCTAGGTACAGAGGGGTATCGTAAAAGCAGGTTTGCTCGGTATTCGCTGACCGCAGATATCCACGCGTGCGCATTCCTTTTAAATCTTCGGCGTTGACCCACATAACGGCTTCCATCAAAACCTCCGTTGTAATTGCAACCCGATAGCAGCTGGTGTCGCGTGCCGTTCCCACTTCCCGCCGTCCGGGTCGTAACGCACGCTGCCCTTGATCGGCGGCAGGAACAGCAGCTGCGCACCCCAGTCACGGCCAGACCAGCGCATCACGCCACCAGCAGCTGCGAACGCGTGCCCGTTGCGCATCGTCGCGTAGCCGTCGAGCGCGCCCGCTACCAGACCGACATCGGCGCCCAGCACATGCACCGGCGTGTAACCCAGCATCGCGTACCGGCTGGGCGTGCCCAAGGAATTATTGTACCGGCCCGCCATCACGAACAGCTCGCCCCAGCGGCGCTCGACGCCAAGGCCGAAGTTGTTGCGGTTGTAGGACTGCTCGGCGTTGATGTGCACGCTGGTCGTGCTCACGTCGAGCCAGTTCTCGGCTGCGCGCGCGGGGGAACAAGCGAGCAAACCCATAAATACCAGAACGGAGGTGACCGCTACAGCGGCCCCCGAAGTAAGGAGAACTATGGCCGCCCAACTCCAAAATTTATCGAACTTAATCATCACGCTCTCCAGTAAATGTGCTCGGGGTTCGAGTCGATCGACTTGATCGCCTCGTTGATACGCGCCAGCGTACAGCCGGCTTGCTTCATGGTTTCCTGTTCCAGTGCGGCGATGTTGTCGCTGCCCGGTGCGAGGGCGTCGAATATGCGCAGGATCTCAACGTCGCGCAGTTGCAGTTCGCGGGTCATGATGTTTGCCTCCATTTATCCAGCAACAGTTCTTTTTCGGTACGCTCGATCAGCCGGATATCGCGGATGGTGTCTTTGCGCCAGTACGGGAGCGCCTTTTCATACTGCTCCACAGTGCTGTAGGTCATCGTGTCTTCCCACCCGCCGAACACATTTTTAATTTGGAGGATCAACTTGGCGCTCATGGGAAGCACCTTGGCGATCCGCCGCAGTAGGAATTTTCTGGATCGTATTCTTCTGGCTCGCACCTGATCTCGTAATCGCCGCCGCAGCACCCGCATATACCCCACCAGTCCCCACGGACGCCGAGATACAGGCCTTCATAGTCGATCTCATCGTCGACCGGTGCTACTGGCGCCTGGTCCGCCATCCATCGTCCGAAGTCTTTCATGGCATGCACTCCGGTGTGCGCCCACAGTACGACAGGGCGGGGTCAAACTTGGCGTGATCGAACCACAGCTCGTAGGCAGCGCCGCATGCGCGGCACCGCGCCCACCAGCCACCGTCTGGCGCCTCGTACGGCACTTGGTTGTCCCAGGCTTCCTGCTCGGCCTTCTCTTGGTCGTTCATTTGATGCCCCTCCTTTTCATCGCTTCGAGTAATAAATCCTGAACTTCGCGCTTGCTGTCACGGCGCGCCATCACGATCTCGTCGACCGTGTCGCGCGCCACGATGTGGTAGACGAACACTGGGCGGTTGCGGCCTGCCTGCATCTGCCTAACACCACCGATACGTTCGATAAATTGGAGGAAGGTTTCAAGATTCCACCAATGCCCGAAAAACGCGCAGATATTGCAATGCTCCTGTAACCCGTCGACGCCGTGGCCGATGCTGTCCGGGTGTCCGAACCACACACGTCCTTCGCCCTTCTTCGCGCGCCGCAGGCCGTCAGGTGTAGCGATGTTAATTCCGTCCGGGAAGGCCCGCATCAGGCGCGCAAGATCCGGCTTGAAGTGGTAGGCCACCAGCACCGGCATACCGGCCGCTTCTTCGAGTACATCTTCGAGAGCCTGGATCTTTACATCGTGTACCTCGGCGAATTCCTTGTTGCTCCCGTTTATGAAAATCGCGCCGTTTGCCAATTGCAAACATTTTATTGTGCATGATGCCTGGTTGAAGGCTTCGACCTGGTTCTCCTTTATCTGCAAGAACATATCGCGTTCCATGTCATCGTAGAGCTTGCGCGCCTTACTCGGTAGATCAACATAAATCGTGTTGACGACTGGCGCCGCGATATCTTGATAATCCGCAATGTCTACGGTCAAACAGATGTCGCGCAGCAGGATTTGCACCTCAGCCATAGCGTGCGGCAATACCTCGAAGCTGTAGCCGTCAAATGACTTCTTGAACCAGCGCGACATGAACGCGTCGTAGGATCGCCCCAGCCGCTGGCCGCCGTCCAGATACCAGATCTGGCCCCACAAGTCTTTAAGCCCGTTAGGGGATGGGGTGCCAGTCAGCTCGGTAATGCGGGGCTTGTATTTGTGAACCATCTTGGCGAGCGCCTTGGCGCGCGCGCCGCCTTGCCCTTGAATGTATTCCTTGCCGGATTTGCTCGTTCGTGCCGATACGCGCAATCCTTTTATCTTCGTCGATTCGTCGGGCACGACATACCCGAATGGCCACTTGATACCCTCCTCGGATAAGGCAGTCTCAAGCCACGACAGGTTCTCGTAATTGATTGTGTACACGCTGTTGTTGCCAGCGCGGATCGATTGCATCAGTGCGCGGGTTCGGGTCTTAGGATCGCCGATAATCGGCATCACATCGATATGTCGCAGGTGACTCCACTTGGCCGCCTCGTCGGGCCAGGTGCCCCCCGCCACGCGCAATGGGGCGCAGACAAGTGTCGGTGTGGTGATGACCCCGGCCATGAGCATATAGTCCAGTGCGGTGAGTACGCTCATTGTCTTGCCCAGCCCCATGCCGGCCCAGAGAGCGCAACGTGGCACGTCAATGATATGATTTATCATCGAGGGTTGCCACGGACGCGGGACAAATTCAGTCGCCATCTTGCGCCCGGTTGATCGTGATGTAAGTCAGCAGCTCGGCTTCGCGTTCGTCGGCCGCCGGGGTATGTGCCGCTGGCACGAGCTGGTCGTTGATAAAACCGATCACCACGTCTAGCAGATCGCTTTGCGAGAATTCGTCGTAGCTGAGATCCTGGATATTGACAGACCACCCGACCAGCTTAAAACCGTTCGGAGTGCGCTCGATGCGCCCCGGCTTCGTGACGATGATCTGGCTGCGTGTCATACCCACCCCTTGTCCAGATAGTCGTCGATTGCCTTCTTCGTGTTCAGCACCACCACTTCGACACCGTGAACGCGCAGGCGCGCATGCTCACGGGCCTGCTTCGCCGTGGCATCTTTGCGGGGGCGCTTCAGTTCGACCAGCACCACGCCCGTGAGGGGGAACGACACGAACCGATCCGGCGCACTGTTATGGCCGATCCATTTCATCTTGCGCGTGAAGCCGCCCATCGCCTCGACGCGCTCGACCAAGTAATCCTCGACGGTCGACTCACGCATCGCGGAACCTCAACGCGGTGCAGTTCGCCGGATCTGGCCAGTACGAGCGTTGATTCGCGGGTGCGGCTTCCACCGCCGTGTCATCGACCTCGTGGGCGCCACACGGGCAATGCCCGAAGAAGTAGGCGTGCAGCTGGTCCTCGACTGGCAAAGGGTCGTTCACAGGTGCGGGCGGCAATGTTTTCCGGTGGCGCGGTGAGTACACCGCGTCGGGCTCGCGCCCAAGGTGGAAGATCGGCGTTGGTGGTGAACCGCGGCCAGGCACGATGCAGAAGCCGCCGATGCAGATCTTGCCTTCACGGCGCAGCGCTCGCACATAGCTGCGGGCTGTGCTTGTCGTCACGCCGATATGTACGGCGATCGTGCTGACCGTGGCAGGCAGAAGCTTTAAGGTGGCGCGCATCCCTTCCGCGCGCGCGGCGATCCTGTGCGAGTTTCTCATGACCCGCCCCCGTTCATGATGAACCCGAGCAGGAAGGCCAGCAGACCGATCGCGATCCAGCAGCAAGCGATCAACAGGCCGGCGCACACGAACGGCGAACGAGGCGTCCAGGGGATCACGCGGCGAGAGATCGTCGGGATGACCGGGGTTACGCGTTTGCGGAAGATGTTCATACAAAGCTCTCGAGAAGTGGGTGGTGGGCAAAGCTCGGGATCGGCGGCTTGGGTTCTTTTTCCGTATTGTGGTTGTAAGGTGAGATGACTCCGATGAAAAGGGGTTCGACCCGAATGCCGACGACACCCGGCGCTTTCGGGCCGTTTTGGTAGATGATTGGGCTTTCGTTCTTTTGCCCCAACAACACGGCTACCTTCTTGAACCGCGCGATCAGGTCAGCGCTATAGTCGCCCGGCTCACCGGACACAGATGACGGGATCACGCGCAGATAATCGGGGAATGTCCCTTCGACTGGCGTGAATGGGTAGGCGTCATTGCCGATGCAAAGTGACCAGTCGCCCGTGCCGTTGTCGTGAACGTAAAGCAGGTTAGGGTCTTTGGCAGTGACCAGCTCAACCTTGGCACGCGGGATAGTCAAGGTGATGACACCCTCGACCTGGTTCTCGCAAGGATAAGACAGGCACCCGGCAAGCGAGCCATCGGTAGCGACCAAGCGAGTCTCACCACTTGACGCGATGACGTGAACGCCATTCAGGTAATAGCGGATATCCTGATTAGCGGCAAGGACGCGTGCTGCGCGCAGGTAATCCCGTTTGATATTGATGCGCATTGCGTTACCTCGTCGGATTGGTCTTCGATTGGAAACCCCAACCCAGCGCGCGGCGCGCCTGGTCGGGGGTCATTGGGATCGGCTTAGGTGCCGGTGGTTGCTTGGGCGTGTTCATGGCATCAATCCTTCACGAATTTACCGTCGACGACCTTGTACCAGACATCGGCATCCAGGTCTTCGCCGATGTAGCCGACGAGAAAGCGCATGCGCTTGCCATCGTGCCAAGGCGTGGCGATACACCCGCCTTCCGCAGCCTTGAACAAGTAGACACCGTTCGCGCACGCGATCACAGCATCCTTGCCGGTTGCGTCGATCCGGGCGGAGCCGCCGCTGCTGCCGATCTGGGCGTAGCCGCCGCTGCTGCCGATCCGGGCGGAGCCGCCGCTGCTGCCGATCTGGGCGTAGCCGCCGCTGCTGCCGATCTGGGCGTAGCCGCCGCTGCTGCCGATCCGGGCGGAGTCGCCGCTGCTGCCGATCTGGGCGGAGCCGCCGCTGCTGCCGATCCGGGCGGAGTCGCCGCTGCTGCCGATCTGGGCGGAGCCGCCGCTGCTGCCGATCTGGGCGTAGCCGCCGCTGCTGCCGATCTGGGCGGAGCCGCCGCTGCTGCCGATCCGGGCGGAGTCGCCGCTGCTGCCGATCTGGGCGGAGTCGCCGCTGCTGCCGATCTGGGCGGAGTCGCCGCTGCTGCCGATCTGGGCGGAGTCGCCGCTGCTGCCGATCCGGGCGGAGTCGCCGCTGCTGCCGATCTGGGCGGAGTCGCCGCTGCTGCCGATCTGGGCGGAGCCGCCGCTGCTGCCGATCCGGGCGGAGTCGCCGCTGCTGCCGATCTGGGCGGAGCCGCCGCTGCTGCCGATCCGGGCGTAGCCGCCGCTGCTGCCGATCCGGGCGGAGTCGCCGCTGCTGCCGATCTGGGCGGAGCCGCCGCTGCTGCCGATCCGGGCGGAGTCGCCGCTGCTGCCGATCTGGGCGTCGTATTTATCAGAACAGAGATCACTTGCCGGCGTCTCGGCAGCGATCTTCGCGTAACTGGAAGGGATCGTCACGAGCCACGCCTTGGCCACCATGTTGAATGCGACAGCGAACTCGCCACTGTAGACAACGTCACCAGCACGAAACTTGACCTTGCCCCCGATCCGTACGATGTCGGCCTCGTCAACGGACACGACCTGCCAGATGGCTTGGTCGTGGTCCTTGATATCGGACCAGTTACCCTCTGGCCACAGGATGCCATGCAACCCGTGACCGCATTCTGGCTTCGGGTTCCAGTCTGGGCACTCGACCCGACCGGACGCGGGCCACTGGAAACCGCCGTGTGCTTTGCCGTCCTTGTCGCTCGTGCGCAGGACCAGAACTTTTGCCATTTTGATTGCCTCTGTTGTTGGGTTGTCGGTGGTTTAGCGGGCTCAGCCCGTAACCACAATATAGCAAACGCTTTATTGATGCGCAACAAGAATTTTGTTTATTTGTGGTATCGCGGGCCCTCGAACCCCTCAGCCGCGAGGGGTAGTCCTGCCGACCACTTCTTATTCGCCGCCAAAAGCTTGCACAAACCACGAACAGAAAAGCGATCTTCGTCGGGTGTCTCGGTCAAGGCTTCATCGTGCACGGTGAGAACCATCTCGTAGCCGGCGGCTTCGATGTCAGGCATGTTGTAAGCCAGCACATCGCGCGCGATCCCTTGCGTACATTGCTCGAAAGTTTTCCCCCCGTAGGACTTGATACGGCAATACTTCCGGTTGTACTGGTTCACGCCCATGTACGACCAACCGCCGTCCTTGTCCACCTGCGGCGACGGGTAGCACAGGAACCCGCCCGAGGGTAACTGGATGCGCAGCCACGCGCCGTCGCGCCGGATCTTGAGCTTGCCATCGGCGAGCACGTAGGTAACCCCCGGCCGGTTGGTGGCCATCACCACGGCGTCGCCCAGCTCCTTCCACAGCGCCACGATGCGGGGGTGCGCCAGACGCCAGGCGCGCTTGAACACGTCGCACACGATGAACACTTCACGGGATAGGCCATACTGGGCGGCGTCCAGTTCCTCCTTGACGCGGTTCGCTTCCGTTTGCAGATCGGCGCCCTTCTTGATCCGCTTCTCGCTCGCGTCCCACACCTTACTGTGCAGCCATGACAGAAACTTCTCGGCCTCGACCACCAGCTCGATCGGCAGGTCGGGCCACGCGTCGGCGGCCATTTGGTCCAGGTCGATGTTATAGGCGATGGCAAAGGTCACGAAGGCACCAACACCGCCCTGGTAGCCGAGGGCGAGTTCCTGTACCTTGCCCTTCTGGCGCTGGTCCTTCGTCACCATCCCAGGGTTTATCCCGAACGAGTTCGCGTACGCAAGGCAGTACAGATCGAAACCCTTGCGGATCGCCTTGCCCTTCTCGTCGTGCCCGAGGATGGTGTCGTAATCCCGGAACGCTTGCAGCTTCCAGGACTCCCCGGCGAGCCACGCCTGCACACGGCCCTCGATGTTGGACAAGTCGGCCACCACTAGCTTCTTGCCCGGCGGCGCGATGATGCAGCCGCGCATTGCGCTTGCGGCTACTTCCATGACGTTATGCATTGAGCGTCTTCCGCATCGCTTTGGCAAGCGCATCCAGCGAGGTGCCGTAAGCTGCCGATATGCGCATGACCATCTCGAACGACGGCACGTGCTTCTGGTTCTCAAGCCCCCACAAATACGATTTGGAGCACCGGATTTGTTGCGCACCATCGTCGAGTGTGTATCCTATCGACTCCCGAAGTGTCTTAATTACTTGGTGAAATGGGTAGTCGCCTTCGAGCTCGGCGCATTTCGGAAAGTAGAGCACTCCGTTTATTCGAACTTCAGTCATAAAATATCTCCTCTACTCCGTGTCTAATTGCCTCGATGCCGAAGTCGATCTCGGCCTGAAGCTCGTCGTCATGCAAGTCCCCGATCTTCGGGCGCAGCATGTTCTGTGGTTGCACCAGGCGCCCGGCCCATCGCTTCGTGCGCTGGGCACCGGCGAACTGCAGCAGCCCCCGCGCGCGCTGGTCGCTTGACACCCCGTGCACGATCGTCTTGTACTTGCTGGTGCTGGAGGACGATGCTTGCAGCCGGTTGGCGAGCAGCATGCGCAGCGCGACCGGCAAGTCCGGGTCGTCGATCCGGCGCTCGAGCGTTGACTTCTTCAGGTCGGGCAAGTCAACCCCGAAGCGCGCGAGCAGGAATTTCAGGAGCTTGTCGCGCTGCGTCGTCTTCTGGACCTCGCCATCGGTCAACTCGACCGTCTGCCGGGACAGCTTGGCCTGGGCGCGGGCCACGGCCTGAATGGCGGCGGCCGCGAAGTCGGTGTCCATCAGCGCCCCGCGATTATTTATTTTGGCGTCAAGGTGCCACAGGTCGAGCTCGGGGCCGCTGTAGTTCCACATCGGCAGCTTCTTATGGATCGCGCGCATTGGCGCGATGTCGTCAACGGCGTAGGTCTTGAACTGCTCCCAGCGCTCGGGGTGCGTGTGCCGCGTCGCGCGCGGCTTGCCCATCGGCTGGGGTTTGCAAAATAGCTGGATCAGCGCCTTGCCGTCTTTGTTCTTGCGCTGGTCCCGTGGCAGGCCCAGGATGTCCCCCAGCACGTCAAGGCCGCCCGGCATGCCGTGGGTCAGCGCTTGCGCCAGCGTGCAGCGAAACCGCTTCTGCTCGGTCAGCAGCTTCCATAGCGACGGGCGGCAGTACCGGATCACGGTGCCGTCGAACATGACATTGTGGAACCAGATCAGGATATCGCGGTCAGCGAGGATGTCTTCCAGATCGGACGGCATCTTCGGGTTCACGGTCAAGTCCCACAGGCTGGTCGGCCCGTCGCCTACGGCATAGGGCCACAGCATGATCTCCGATTTTTCCGCGTAGGCGTGGGTGCCGTCCTTGAGCGGGACTTCGGAAAAAGTCTCGAGATCCTGGAACGAGTCGATCATGCTAAAGGCCGAAACACACACACAGCGGAAGGAAAGGGTGCGCTCGTCGCCGCGCCGCCAAACTTGAGGCGCCCCCGAATAAAGCGCACTTCACCCTTCGCGGCGTAGTCATGCCACCAAGCGGTGTCCGTGCGTGCCGGTACGAGGCACACCACGAGGGCGCCGTCCAATACCGACGACTCATAAGCCTTGCGCATCCAGTCGCCGATAGTGCGCCCGTATGGCGGGTTCATGAAGACAATTTCATCGGACCACGATTGCGTGAGCCCATCGTCCGATTCAGTGAAGTGTTTTTGTACGGTGGCGTTCTCGTGTGTGCAGCACGGGTCCAGTGTGAAATTAAACTCGGCGTTGAGCGCATCGAAAAAATCACGCGGGGTGTACCACTCTGGCGTAGCCGAGGAGAAATGCACGCTCATATCAACCTCAATTGTTCGGGTTCAGAAAACATCTCGATTTGCTCAGGGCACCAATAATTGCCACGCGACGCGTTCACCAAATACGGCACCACGCGCAAATTATTTGCAACGTGCAGACCACAAACCCGTTCATGCCGCAGCGGTATCTCGTGGTCGACCGTGTGCTTGATGCCGGTTAGCTCGGTCGCCATCGCGGCCAGCTTGTACACCTTGCGGATCTCGGAGAAATTGGCCCAGCTTGGGGTGGCGATGATCCGAGCGCGCAGCCAGCCGGTATAGAACGCGGGCGCCGCACCGGCGAGAAGGCGCACGCGCAACTGGCGGAAGGCTTTGGTGCCGAAGTGGTTGCTCATCGCTCCGTCTCCAAGTACATGCCGGCGGGTGTGTCAGGGTCGATGCGCGTCTCCACCAGCACGGCGTGAGTGCGCGCAGCGCGCGGCCCGTACAGACGAAGGAACGCGCCGTGTTTGCCTTTGCGTGGCTTTGGCGCTTCGACCTGTTCGCGCGAATGCCAAGGGCGATTTCGGCAGTGGTGCCGGTAGCCATCTGGTGCGATGAGCGTCCAACGACCTTCGAGCGTTTGCTTCCACTCAAGGTCATCGGTGCCGCAGTATTTGCACTGATCACTCATTTTGGCCTGTACTCCAAAGGCACATCGTCGTGCGCAACACCTCGTGCGCGCGCCTGGTTGTAAATCCCGTGCGGGTGTTGCTCGCAGCACGGGTGCCATCTGTTATGCGGTATAGGCTCATTGTTCCGGCCCAGCGGGCCGTCGCAGTGGCACAGGTTCCGCTTGTGGTAATCCCGGTTCTCGATCCGCCAACCCTTACGGTTGCCACAGACCGGGCACTTCGGGACGACCTTGTAATCGTCCGGGTGCGTGTGCGTCACACGCCGGTGGCGGCAGCTTGATACGCGGCAACGGACGGAGTACGTGGTCATGGCGTGTCAATGTGCGCCTGTACCGCGTCGGCCATGTCCTTCGGGTTTTCTTCCGTACAGATGGCGGTCGCGAGGGCCAGAGCTTCCACCATTGAATTAGCGGAAACCGTTGCGTCGGCGAGATCGCAATTGCCATCGTCGTAAAAAGTGACCAGATAACGTTTCATTTCACACCTCCTATAAAAACTTTTCTGTGGGGAGCCGATCACCCTTATTACTGGCCCGTGGTTGCTCGACGAGTAGTGTTCGCAAACGGCCCACCACAGAAAAGCCCTGCCCCGAAAGGCAGGACAGAAAATTACACGAACGAGTCCTCGACACTGCCCCCGCCGTCGAAGTCGGCGTCCGAGCCTTCGCCCAGGTCGTCGAACTCGTCGCCCTTCGACTTGCTGGCGCCGCCGAAGCTGTCACCATCACGCAGGAACTGGACGCCTAACAACCCGCAGCGGATGCCGCAGTTCTCACCGTCTTGCGCGTAGATATCGATACTGGCATTCACGTAGCAGCCGCCGTACGGCTTGCCATCCTTGGCCGTCAGCGGTGCCTTGTTCACGTCCAGGATCAACGGTTGCCCGTCACTTTGCTTGCGGTGCCCGGCGATATACCACATGCCTTGGTAGCCGTCATAGTCCTTCAGATCGCCATTCTGGTAGCAGAACTTGTTCGTGTTGCCTTTCATGCCTTCAATCATCTGCTTGGCTTTCTTCGGCCACTTCTCCTCGGCCACTGCCATGATCGCGGCCTTAATCGCTTTGTCGTTGGCGCTGCCCGGCTCGATCAGGTACGTGGCACTGTGACGGAACGCACCCTTGCCTTGGTACTGCTCGGCCTCGAACAGCGACTGGCAGAACGAGATACGTACATCCTTGAGAACGACTTTCATTGCTGTACTCCTTGGTGGTTGTGAAGCGTTTAGATCAAGCCCTTGAGCTTGTGGATAAAGTCCAGTTGGCAGCCCAGGACGACGGTTGGCGTTTCTTCTTTCAGTTTGCGCAGGCGCGCGACTTCTGCTTCGGCTTGCCGGATGCGCGAGTCGAGCAGATCGGCCACGGTGCGGATAATAATGGGTGATTCCTTGACGCCCACGACAGGCCATGCTGCCGCGCCGCGCATCGCTCTCTCAAGGCTACCGATCGTTTCGCCTTGTGGTGCCTCTACGGCCAAACCGGCGACGTCGCGCGGGATATTCTGTGGATGGCTTGGCCCGCCGGACATAGTAAAAGGTCCGCTGGACCCGGCATAGTGCAAAGGCTTGGCGCCCGTAATCGGCGAGCGCGCTACGGCTGCGTGTAACCGTTCCGTGATAACTTCAGCGGCTCCCCTGAAGTTATGGGGGTCGGTCGCCAAGATAAGACGCTTTGTTTCAGCGGCGCGGTGCGCCGCATCGGCCATTTCTTCCTCGTTCATACAAACTCGCTTTCTTCGCCCGTGGCGTCTGGTACTGCGTCAAAGTCATCCCCGACCGGCGTGACAACAACGGCCGGGCGCTTGTCACTGATCGGCGCCACGGAGAGCGCGCCGTCTGTTTGCGTGATCAGCGCCTTCAGCTTGGCCCAGCGCTTCGGTTGATCCTTCAGGAGCTTCTCGGCTACGGCTACCGAGATCAGGTCGAGCTTGTACATCTGCTCGACCTTCAGCCGGAAGGACTTCATCAAGCGCTCGGCTTCCACCTCGTCGCCGAATTTCCGGTTGCCCTTCTTGCCTTGCACCAGCTTGCAGGTTTCGAAAGCGGCGCCGGCCAGGGCGCGCTTCTCGATCTCGCCACGCACCCCCTTGAGCCAGATCTCGACGAGGTCCAGGTTCGGGTAGAGCACGTCGAGCATGTGTTCGGTTGCGTCGTGCAGTTTTGCCTGCCCTAACTTGACCCGCTGTTCGAGCGCCGCTGCGCTCGCCGTAGTCGTGCTCAGGTCTTCAAAGTCCTGCGACACGATATGGATGATGCTTTGGGTGAGGGCGTTGCACGAACCCTTTACCTTGCACCACCGGCACTGCTTCTTGCCCGGGGTGAAGTCCCACAGCGGGATAGGCGTATCAGGGCTTTCCAGGTACAGCCGCGCCTGGTCGGCGGCCGCGCGGGCGCGGGCCGCGAACGCGAGCAGCTCGTCTACGTCGCACTCGTACTCGTCGAAGTGGTTCAGGCGCGGCTGGTAGATCGCCATGCTGATCTTCTTGAAGTCGTAGATGCTTGAGTACTGGTCGTAGGCGCCGAGGGCGTAGAGCATCATCTGCTCGTTGCCCTGGATGACGTCTTCCGAGAGTTGGTTCCCTTGCTCGCCGAATGTCGCCGGCTCGATCAACTGGCTCGCGTACACTTGCACGCCCATGCCGTACTTCAGGTCGCCCACGTCGATCTGGGCGGTGCCGTCTGCCCACTCGACGATCAGCACCACGTCGCTGGTCCCGAACGCGTCGGGGTGGCCGATGTAGGCCGAGTAATCGACGCGGACTTCGACGAGCAGCTGCACGTTGACGGCGCCGGCGTCATAGAAAGCCTGAATGCGCGCGCGGATACGATCAACGTACGTCTGAACGTGTCCGGCCATATCGTCATCGACCACGAATACACGCTCGCCGACTGTGATGTGGTCGTCAAGATGATCCTTGGCGAAGGCGCCCTCGCCGCGCTCCAGAACTTTGGCGCCCAGTTCGTGCGCCGCCGTGCCTTCGTCCGCAAACTCGCTGCTAGAGTCGGGCTTGCCCACCTCGCAGGCGAGCATCGGTGCGCAGCGCATCCAGGCAGGCGCTTTGCTGGCGCTGAATAGGGCGTGCGCCTTTTCGGTGATGGCGGTCATGGCTTTTCGACCTGCTCGACGACGCACACTTGGCCATCGATATGCTTCGTTTCGTAGACCTTATCGACCATGTCCAGGCCATGCGCGGCGCCAAGGTCAGTCCAGAACTCCAGGCGTTGCTTTTGCAGCTCGCTGCGGTGGTTGGAGTGGTATTGCAGCGCCACGCGGAGGGTGTTTTCGTTCGCTTCTTCGTCGAAGCGCTGCTCGTCCAGCGTGCGAATCTGGTCGGCCGTAAGCGGAATCGGTGTCATTTGTATCTCCGGTTGCGCGCCACCTGTCACGCGGCGCGCTGTTGATTATGCGAACTCTTCGGCCGGCTCGGTTTGCGCGATGCTGTCGCGCGGGTCGAGCGTGCCGGCAAGGATTTGCGTTGCCATTTCGATCAGGCCGACCCACTGGGTTTCCTTCAGTTCGGTCGCCTTGGCCACGCCGAAGCGCGACATCATGGCGCGGGTGATCTCTGGCCCCTTCTCCTTGGCGACAGCCAAGACGGTGTTGCGGACCTCGTCAAAGGTCGTAGCGCCGGCAGCCGGTGCCTTCTCGGGCGCAGGCTCCTTCTTGGCCGAAGATTTTTGCGTTGCAGTATTCGGGGACGAAGCAGTCGCCGCAGCGGGCTTTTTTGCTTCGGGTTCCTTGGCCGGTGTGCTGCTCGACGCCTTGCCGGTGGCGAGCCATTCGGCCGTCTCGAGAGCCGACTCGATGCTATTGGCGGTGTAGCTGAACGAGGCGTGCACGCCCATAACGTTACAAGTAATTTCCATGAAGGAATCTCCAAAATGTGGATGAAAAGAAATCGATTTATTTCCGTAAAGCAGATATGATTTTATGTTTTGATTTAGAGCAATGTCAAGCTAAATATTCGCTGCGCTATATCAACACGCGGCAACACTCCCGCGTGCGCGGCTTTACAAACAATCATTTACTTAATTACTAGTTGTGATAGATCAAAACGGCAGCTATACTTGCCGTTAGTAATTTTTCCAGGAGCATGCCGTTATGAGTCAAGACCCGCTGGCCGCTGTCTACGCCACCCGCCTCTCCAACCTGCGCGCGCTCGCTAAGGACAGCCAAAAGCTTTTGGCCAAGCAGCTCGGGGTTTCCCCTGCCAACTTGAACCAGCTGGTCAAGCCGGTGCCGACGCGGCGCATCACTGAGGGGATCGCCCGCCGCTTTGAAGAAAAGCTTGGCCTGCAACACGGCTGGCTGGACATGACTCGCGGCGTATGAGACTGCTGCGCTGCCACAGGTGCGGGCTGCTGTATAACCCGCTGCGAATCCATCGTTGCCCTCATTGCAAATGAGCGACTACTACAACGAATTTGACCCGTACGTTGCGCAATGGCTACGCAATCTAATTGCTGCTGGCCTGATCCCTGACGGCGTGGTCGATGAAAGCGATATCCGAGATGTCAACCCTGCCTACCTCATGCAGTTCAGAAGGTGCCATTTCTTCGCCGGCCTTGGTGGCTGGCCCCTCGCCTTGCAGCTTGCCGGCGTCCCAGACAGCGAACGCCTGTGGACTGGCTCGTGCCCCTGTCAACCTTTCAGCGTGGCAGGTCGAGGCCTTGGGTTTGCTGACGAGCGGCACCTGTGGCCTCATTGGCACTGGCTCATCGAACAGTGCCGCCCTGCAAAAATATATGGAGAGCAGGTTGCGAGCAAGGCTGCAGAGCCTTGGATCGACCTTGTACACGCTGACCTGGAAGGTCTGGGTTACGCCTTCGGGTGTGTCGCGTTCCCGTCTGCGGGCGTGGGCGCGCCCTGCGTCCGAGACAGAGCTTACTGGATGGCCCGCGCCCTACACCCCGAGGGAGAAGGATTCGGACCAATCGGCGTTCCGGTGGACCCCGAGCGGGCAGCAAACGAACCCGGTCCAGGCGATTTTTGGAAAACGGATGCGGTTATCCGATGTGCCGATGGAAGAACGCGGCCAATTAAATCCAGCATTCAACCATTGGCTCCTGGGTATCCCGGGCGGTGTGGCGAACTGCGCGCCCTCGGGAACGCGATCAATGTTGAGCAAGCGCGCATCTTCATTGAAAGCTGCATGTGACTGATCCCCAAACACGCCACGGCGCCACGCCCGCCGAGTGGGACCACCTGACCCTGATCCTGGGCCTGACCGCCGATCTGCTGCCCGTCGTCAGCAACCCGCATGCCGAGATCGGCCCCACTAGTGAATTGAAGGGGTTGGGGAAGACACCGTCCCGGTACAACGCCCTGCGCAAAGTGGTCGGGATCAAGGGGTGGCCCCAGCACCAGGCCACGAACAACGCGGTAGCGGCCTGGTCGAAGGAGCCCGACTATGGGGTTTGTGTTATCACGCGCACCGTGCGCGCGATCGACATCGACATTGGTGATTGGAACGAGTCACACCCCGTCACGATGTTTATTCTCGAGCATCTGGCGCAAGAACTGCCGTGCAGGGTGCGCGACAATAGCGCGAAATGCTTGTTGGCCTTCTCCCTACCCGGCGACATGCCGAAGCGCGTCCTGCACGTCGAGGGCGGCATCATCGAGTTTCTGGCCACGGGGCAGCAGTTCATCGCCTGTGGCACGCACCCCAGCGGCGCGCGCTACGAGTGGGAGGACGGCCTGCCCGACGAGTTCCCCACCCTCACGCTCGAGCAGTTTGAAAGCCTGTGGACCGCGCTCGACAAGCGCTTCTCGATCGCCCCTTCGTCCCAGTCCAAAGTATCGACCAAGGCCGAACGGCTCACCCAGGCGGCCCAGGACGATCCTGTCGCGGCCCACCTATACGAACAAGGCCACGTGCGCAGCCAAGACCGTGACGGGCGCCTGCACATCGTCTGCCCCTGGCAATCAACCCACACGAACGAGGCGACAAATGCCGACACCTCCACGACTTACTGGCCGGCTCATACAGGCGGATATGTCATGGGACACTTTAAATGTCTTCATGCGCATTGCACCGAACGCACCGATCGAGACTTTAAAGACGCTGTCGGGTATGTGCTTGACGACGACCTTTCAGACTTTGATGACCTCGGGTCTTCGGCAGGGCTTTCCGATTTCCCCCTGGCTGGCGCTGTGTCGGCTGAAGCCGATTGCGGATCAGATTTCGATTGCGAAGAGGAGCAAGGCGCCGAACCTGCACTGGATAACGCCACGGTGGGCAGTAAGGACGCCGCCCCGAGTACCACAGTCAAGCAACGCTTTCCTCTTATCCCCGCTTTAGCGTTCAGCGAGCGGGCGGCGCCACGGTGGATTATCAAGGGTATCTTGCCCATGGCCGAGCTGGTCATTCTCTTTGGTGAGTCTGGCGCGGGCAAGAGTTTCACGGCGCTGGACCTGGCCGGCGCTGTGGCCCGCGGCATAGAGTGGCGCGGCAACCGGACCCGCAAGGGGCGCGTCGTGT